ATAGACATTTTCAAAAACTGCACGATAAGCTAAATTCCATGATAATTCTATTGTAATGAGACCGTCAAGAGTACGGAAAACCGGGAATTCCGCAAGCCGTCCGATGATAACCCCTTCAATAACGGCATCATTTTTATCTCTCATTTTCGCTGATTTTCCGACAATTTCATCTTTCAATTTTTGAGAAATTTCCTTTTTCATAATTTTTTTTCTTTTTAGTGGATATTATTTTTCTATTATTTCACCATCCCATTTTTTCATGGCATAATGAATTGCTCTCTCTGAAAAGCCAAAAGAAAGCAATTCACATTTTAATGAGGATAATTGTTCCTTTACTATTTCTTTAATATGTTCGCCGGAATCGCTTTCAATTCCCCATAATCCACCTGAAGTAATATGTTGAGTGATTCCGTTCTCTGTTTGCACAGTTGCCTTTGCCATGATTCCAATAAAACACCAGTCACCCCTATTGAGTGATTCCATTCGTTTATAATCCTGAAAAGCGTATTTTTTATACTCAGGTGTTCCCGGTTTTTCCCCTCCGGCATAAGGTTGAAAATACTGGTATTCTCCCCTCCCTATTGGGGATTGATCAAGGCAGTTTTTCAGTTTTTCGATACGCTTTTCAGTTTGTTCAATGTTTACCTTTGAAAAAGCAGGATTATTATTTTCTTTCTCATAGATACGTTCTTCCAATTGTTCTATAAGATCATCCTGTTTTATTTCTGATATAACAAAGCGTTCAGTTTTTCGGTCGATGTTCCATGGATCTGCACTATTTGTATACTCCCCGAGAAAAGAAGTGTCGGGACAATCGTCTATTCTTTGTTCCACCGTGATGGATAAGATTTTATTTTTCATAATATTTATTCTCCATTATATGGGTTAATTTTAGTTAATGCGGCGCAAAATGCTCTTGCGATTATTTCTGCCTGTCTTTTTCCTTCTTTAGAATGAAATGGTATAATCGCTAGTTGGATTCCCCTATAATCTCCAATTAACGGCACATCATAATTTTTTGTGAAAATTATAATACAATCCAAAAGATCATCATTGTCATTATCTTCAAATTGATAAAAAGCATTCATAGTACTGTCCTTTCATCGACTTTTACGACCTGATGCCGGTCAAAGATGGTTTATTTTAATAAGTCTTTTGGTAAATCTTGTTGATAAACAATATTTTTCATCCAATTGGTACAAAAAACAGCACAGTCTTTTTGATTCCTTCTATAAATACCTTTGATAAAACCTTTTTCATCATAAGTGAAAAATTCCTGATAGAGACCTAAATTATCCTGTAAAAAAGATGCTGGAAAAAAAGAGAATTCATCTTTAGAATTCTCATATGTTCCCGCAATTCTTTTTTTACGGAAAAAAGTGACTTCCGGATCACGCATAAGGTCGCCGTTTTGTTCATAATAATGAGCGACGGAAAACAATTCACCATTTGGTGTATTATGTAAAAATTCAATCGATACTGGCATGAATCCATTTCCGCCATTATTAATTTTACGGTATCTATTATTTTCATTTAATCCGGCGGTAATAAACCATAATACATGCATCGGAATTTTTGACACTTCTTTTATAATAATACTCTTTTCTAAAAGGGGGATTTCTCCCCCCTTGGTTTATGCTGCAATTAATTTTTCTTCCGCTTCACTTTCAAGGCAGATCGAACCGAATTTTTCCCGAATTTTTTTCATGGAATAGATACCGCGTACTTTGCCTTGGGACATAGTAGGGGACCAGTACCATGCTTTTTTATTTCGGCTAAATTTCGCGCCTAAAGCTTTAATTCGCTGATGAACAGGAAAAGTATTCCCGGTTATCCATAACCATGAACCGCAAATTTCTACCACAATATCAGGAATAGCTAGAAACCGCTCTATAGCATCCTGAAGGGCTTTTTCTGATTCATAGGTGTAAAAGGGTTTCCTGTCTTTTGCTGCGGCCCTTCCCGCTTCTCCCGCTGCGGAAAGCTTAATAAAATAGTCGTATTCGTTTTTCATTGCCTTGAATTCTTCCGCATCTCCCCCTTTATCGGGATGCAATACAAGGCAATGCCGGCGGAAATTCTTTCTCAATTCTTCAATACCCATTTCCGGCGAAAAGTATTTTGGAGTGAAAGTCATATCTAACCCCTTTCCGGTTAGGTGTGATAAAACCCTATTCTCGTTAACGCGGGAATAGGGGATTTTTATTTTAGGCTGTTTCCATAAATTAATTTAATGTAGAGTTAAAAAAAGTATTTTATTATTTTTCTTGCCTTTTTCCCTTAATAATCAATTTCCGGTTCACGAACAGAAAGTATAGTGCTATGGTCTTTATTATCTAACCATTCACGATAAATATATAAACACGATCCAACAGCCAATTCATGCTGTTTAAGAATGGTAACAAGTTCCTGACGAGCACTGTTTGATAATCCAGCAATTTCACGGTTGACTCGTTGCTTTATACATTCATCATTTCCAGTATACATTTTAATTCCTTTTTCTTTCGGTTGTGGGTGATTGATATTTTTTCCTTGCCTTTTTCCCTGTATTATCGAATTACAGAAATAGTACCGACACTGTTCCCGTTAATGTCACGGATAGGGGACACGTTTTTTCCCTGTTCTAGCCTGTCCGCAATATCCCGCAGGATACGGCATGTTTCCGGTATCCTATTTTCGCCGTCAAATGCCGCATTATCCATGTTGATTTTAATTGTTGCCGTCATGTATCCTCCCGGTTATGGGTGATTTTTGATCATTTCCAGTCCAGCATTAACATTGTTCACATCGTCGTGTGTAATATTATGAGGTTCGTAATTTGCCAACCAGTTTGTCATATCACACGTTGCTTTGGATCTGATTCTAATTTCGTCATTTTCGAGAACAAAACACGGATCTGCTGGTACATGCCCAACAGGGGCGTCTTTTTCTGCAACTATTTCGAGATTTCTTTTTGTGACCTTCATATTTCCTCCCGGTTATGGGTGATTTAGATTTTTCCTTGCCTTTTTCCTTGATTATGAGGTTATTTATAGCTCTTCTTTAATTAATCGATAATATTCCTCACAACTAATTTTTAACTCTTTTTGTATATTAATACGCTGCTCTTGTGCGATATTATATAGTCGCATAGATTCATTTTCGTTTTTTTGCTGTTCCATTATTCGATTTATAGTTTTAATATCCATGTATCCTCCCGGTTGTGGGTGATTGATTAATTAATTGATAACTCCAATATACTGCTATTGTGAGACGATGTCAATAAAATAATATAAAAAAGCGTATTCTCATTTAGAATACATCCTATAAAATCCCCTGCTATCCTATCGAATACTCTATAGATTATTATCTATCAATCTCTATAAATCGTTGAGAAATAAAATACTTGCATTGTTCATAAAAATGTGCTATCATATAGATAATGATGGAATGCATTGTATCCAGACTCGTAGTTATTGACGCACAGAGCGGACAGGCGCGCAACCTGTCCGCTTTTTTAATTCCATCACTCAGCTAACTATCAGTTCATTGATATATTGACTCTCTATATTATACGGCATTGTGGCAGCAATGACAATACTCCCATAATGGCACCGTGAACCGCAAACCCGGTCACAGTTAAAGGTGCTAACTATCCCCTACGGGATCTACCAATAGGGGAAACCTACGGAAGGGGATATAATACCATAGGCTGTACAGCCTATCCACAACCGCCCCACTGCAATGATAACGACAAATAACCCCTCAGTTTCGTTAATTTCACCGGTTTTCATTGTTTTTCGCCTTTTATTGCATTTTAAAGTGAGAACAAAACACGCGCCGTAGGGCGCGTGCAAAAACCCTATACCCTATTAAACGTTTAAATTATACACGTGTATAATTTAATATTTGTTAAATAGCGTTTTTAAGCAAATTTCGCCATTTAACACGTGTTAAATTATGCATGCTCATAATTTAACGTGTTAAATTATACACGTGTATAATTTAACTTTTAGTTAATTATGGTCAAATTGATCAAATTTAGCCATTTAACGAGTTAAATTATGCATGCTCATAATTTAATTTGTTAAATAGATAAAAAAGGAGCATCATGACAAGTAATAAAAATGCTTTGCAGGTGATAAAAGGGGAGAAAAAACCGAACGTATCCCACCTATCATCTGAGGAAAAGGAATTGCTGGTTCCCGCTTCCGTGAAAACGCCTTTCGGTCTTCAACACTACGACGCCCGAAAAATGCAAAGCATTATCCTCGAAATAGCCACCACTACCGATACCATCGACAATATCGTTAAACGCCACGGACTAGCCAAAACGACCGTGTATTTGTGGAGATCGGTGTCTGTTCAACTGTTGAACACGTGGCGAACTGCCGTACGACATCGTACGCACGCAGTCGCGGATGAATTCGAAGGTGAAGTTCAAATACTCAATAATCAGGTCGAAAATGACGATAATTACAAACGTACAAGTAACCGCATACGTCGGTTTGACCGTGTATGGGGCCACCGTCAATGGTTTATGTCAAGGTATAATAGGCAAGATTTCGGCGACAAAGTAGACATTGAGCAAAATATAACCATTGCACCAGCTAAAGCACGAGAGGAAGCGTATACTACGTTCCAAAACGCGCAAGTGGCTGATTTCGAGGAAGTTACCCTTCCCCCTATCAACCAAATAGAGAACGATTCAACTAGCTAGTAATTGGTAGAATAACACAACTATTGACACTAATAATAGCAAAAGTGGTCAAATTTGATCAGAATCGCCATTATTGATGTCCATATAATAACTAATATGTAAACTATAGCCTAATGTAAACTATGATTTCCTTTAACGTTTAAATGCCCTAAATGGAAAGGATAGGGGGGGGGTGGTCCCGCTCACGCGTTCGACTCTTTTGTTTTATATATATATCCTCTCCCCACAGCGCGTCAATTTTTCATTACCATCTATGGAAACAAGGTTTACACAGAGGAATACGATTGCCATATGTTGTATGCAATTTTCGTTTTCTTTTGATTTATAGGAATTTTCACCTTATGTCATACGAGTTAAGCAACATTATCAATTCTATAATCTGCGCCGATTGCTATGATGTATTTAAGCAGCTTCCGGATAAGAGCGTGGATTTGGTTCTTACTGATCCTCCTTACGGAATTGGTGAATCAAACGGTAAAAACGATTCCAGAAGTTGTCTTGCAAAAGTTACATCATTTACTTATAAAACATGGGATAATAATATACCATCACCGGAATTTTTTCTTGAAATCAAACGAATCAGTAAGAATCAAATTGTGTGGGGCGGGAATCATTTCGCTGCGCATTTAGGAAATTCTCCTTGTTGGTTGGTTTGGCATAAAGATAATGGTGATAATGATTTTTCAGATTGTGAACTGGCTTGGTGTTCATTTTCGTCTACAATAAGATATTTTATGTGGCGTTGGCATGGTATGCTTCAGGGTCAAATGGGTTGGCGCAAGGAGATTCGCATTCACCCCACACAAAAGCCATTGCCTTTGTTTAAATGGTGCCTTGTCAATTATTCAAAGCCTGGTGATCTTGTACTTGATCCAATGTGTGGTTCCGGGACAACGGCACTAGCTTGCCACGCTCTTGGAAGACGGTTCATTTGCATCGATAAAGAAGCTGAATACGTAACCGCAGCACGCAATCGGCTTTTGCAATTTCAAGCACAAGGTGATTTATTCAGCGGTGAAAATTCAGTATTAGTGGAAGAAAACGAAACCAACATACAACAGACGCTATACGCTGCGGGCGGAGTACCGCCCTTGGCCGGTGGCACATATTGAAGCAGCAAGTCGTATAGTGTTAAACGTAAATGGTACGATTAGCAAAAGGAGTGATTATGGCGGATTTGGCGATTACGACGAGGAAGGGGCTTAATGAGGTTACGGGTGTGACGGTTTCCGGGTTAGGGGTAGCTGCCATAGTTTTCGTTGCTCAACATCTTGGGGTAGATATTGACGAAAAGGTAGCGGTAGGGATTGTAACGTTTGGGACGGCTTTGGTATCGGCGGCGATTCGCATGTACAATAATTGGAGGAAGCATGTATAGGGTGTCGGGATGAAAGCCACATCATGTGACCGAGCGACGGCGGAGTTGTGGACAAAACGTAGCCGAAAGGTTCTCTGTATCGGGCAGGTTGCATCGGCACCCTTTTTATAATATTCGTGGGATAGGATGGTGATGGTTTAATGTCGAAGGTTTTGATAGTGGGTAATCGGGTGGTATTGGTGGATGAAATTGATTGGTGGCGGGTGAAGGACCGGAAGTGGTGTTTGAACAAGGGGAAGTATAATGAGGGTTATTATGTGATGTATGGGAAGCGTGAGGGGCGGGTAGTGAGGAAAGTTTATTTGCATCGGTTTATAGCGGGAGCGCAGAGGGGGGATCGGGTGGAGTTTGTTGATGGAAATACGTTGAATTGTTGTAGGGGAAATTTAATGGTGAATGGGAGGAGATTAAATGGGTGAGATAGCGGAAATAGTAAAGTCATGTCCATTTTGTGGAAGAGAAAATATTAAATATTCTGTTTCTCATACAAGGATTAAGTTGCCACGGGTGGCGGGTGGTGGTAATGTTGTTAAATACAAGCATTTTTATTCGTGTGATTGTGGTGCTTGTATAAGTGGATCGGATCAATTTAAAACTTTGGAAAAATGGAATTCTCGGTATGAAGACACGTCACAGAGTAATGCGGAGGATGCGCGGCGGGATGAAGGGGAAAAATGAATATCAGGTCTAATTGTCAGGTATCGACGAATGATTTCTGGTATGACCTTGCGTATAGCGGGGATATTAAGCCGCAGGAGATTTGCGAGTCGAAGGAAGATGCTGATCGCATTAATGAGGCGGTTGAGCTAATCAGGGAGTTTCAGGAGTCATGTGAGGAGTACATTGATAATTTTGTACGCGGTATTTGGTGAAAACAAATAGGAGCTTTTATGATTGCGCCGAATAATGTTCGAGAGTGGTTTGCGTTCCATGGTGGGGAGGAATCTGGAATAAGTCTTGATGTGGCTTCTAAAATTTGGGAGGCTGCGACGAATGCTGCCAATAAACGTAGCTTGCCATCATTAGAGGAAGTAAAAGCGCATGTTCAACGAGAAATGTGGCTTCACCATTCTGAACCGAATAGTTTGAATATAACTGAACTTTGTTACGATTATATCTGTCGGCAACTTTCGGCGATTCAATGAAGGCTTTCTGTTTATCGCGAAATATTTACTGTCTTACCGATGATGATATTTACGATTGGTTGCATCATTGGAAGTGGAGTATTGCTAATCATGGAAGAAAGGGTTTCAGGTATGCCCGTCGTTTCGGGATCAATCCATTGTTGCATAAACAACAGTTCATTTATCTGCATAAAGTTGTCGCGGGAATATCAAAAAATTATCTGCTTAGGTTCCGGGACCATAATCCCCTTAATCTGCAACGTGCGAATTTATCGGTGATCAATCCACGGGGAGAACCGGTCAAATGGTGGGCTTCCAATGGGGTGTCGCGGTTTACCGGGGTAAAGTGGGATGGGTATTACGGTTTATGGAAAGCGCATCTTCTTGATTTGCCGATAGGGTATTTCGCTTCCGAAATGGATGCGGCGGAAGCGTATAATAAAAAAATAAGAGAACTTTCAAAAGAGAATTTATTGTTGAATGATTTGAATCTGGAGGCTTTGAATGCCGCGTAAAAGACCTCCGATGTCCGCCAATAAGTACGAATATTATTATCCCCGCCCCATAGCCTTCACTGAACAACAGGTATTGCGTCTTACTCCGGAAGAAGTCGCGGCCAACAAGATCGGAAGACGGCTTGAACCGCAGACAAAGTTAATTCTGAAAGCCGTGGCCACGCATGATTATGTGTCGATATTTTCAGGAAGAGGATGCACAAAAACCAGTTCTCTCGCCTTTCTGGCTCTTTGGTGGATATGGACAAGGAATGAATCCCGCGTAATCGCCACCGGTCCCAAATACGAAAACCTGAAGGCAACGCTTTGGGCGGAAATAAGGAAGTGGCTTGACGGTTCGAATCTTACCGATGAGATACGACTTACCGGTGAGAAAATTTATCATGTCGATCCCACCATGCATGCTTTTGGGCAGATAATGACCACCAAGGACAAGGAGAATATTTCCGGTGTTCATGCCACTCACGTTTTGTGGCTGGTTGATGAAGCTTCAAATGTCGAAAAAGTTATTATCGATGCGATCTTGGCGGGAATGAACGATCCGGATAATAAAATTGTTATGGCCGGAAATCCCACCTTGGCATCCGGTCCCTTCTATGATTCTCATTATAAAGATAAAAATGATTGGTATCGTATCCGGTTAAGCACCGAACATTCCGAACGGAAAAACAATATATGGTTCAAACGCATGCAGCGGTTCCCGAGAGAATCGGATATGTACCGGGTGTATGTTCTGGGGATGCCTCCGCTTGGGAATCCCATGGCCATTATATCTCTTTCCGATTGTCATGCCGCGAAGGACCGGGATGTTCCGGCGGGTGATTATTTGGAAATGGGAATCGATCCGGCAAGGGAAGGAAACGACCTTACCGCAATTGCGATGAGGCAAGGAATGAAGTTGTTGGAAGTGCGTGTATTTCCGAAAACAAAAGGACCGGAGACCATCGGCCATGCCTTGAAAATGCTGCGTGAATATCGGATTAAAACCGGAATCAAAAGTAAGGTAAGAATTAAAATTGATGATCATGGTTTGGGCGGTCCCATCGGCGATGAACTGGCGTTGAATGAAACCGATAATATCGAGGTGGTACCATGCTTATCGAATACGAAAATCGATGATGATCGGTATCCGGATTCCGGTTCCGAAATGTGGTTCTACATGGCGGAAATCATAGGATCGATAGAATTGTGCGATGATGAAGATCTTATAGAGGAAATGTCAACGAGAGAGTGGCGTCCCGCTTCCAATAATAAAATGAAAATTGAACCGAAAGCGGAACATAAAAAGAGAGTGGGGAGAAGTCCGGACAGGGCCGATGCGGTTATAATCTGTTTTTATAAGGGTAGTAAAAAGATATTCGAACGTCCGGATAACCGGAGTGTGTCGAATAATTTTACCATAGATTGGAATTACGATCATCTGACCGATCCTTTTTTTGACGGCATTTTTATGGTGGATGTTCTTCACTATGCCGCCCTAGTGCTTAATAAGGATCTTTCCATTAATGGAATCGCGGCAATATACCAGCAATTCATTGACAAATTGTGGATTTACGCCGAATTCAAACAGGAGCATCCCGATCCGGATGTTATCGCGAGAATCGTGAACAGGAGTACGCATAAAGGATGTTATGACGATGACCGGGAAATACGTGTTATCGGAAACAACGAAATGTTCAATAACAATGAGGATCGTCAACCATTGGGAGAAATTCTTCTGCGGTCGGGATTATACATCGCTTCCGCTGAAAAATATGATGAATTCGGAGCTATCGCGCTCGGTATTAAAATGTACGGAGAAAACAATATCATCATTCATAACGATTTGAAGGATATGCGAACCGCGATAGCTCTCTGGTCGGTAAAGAAGGAAGGTCCGGATGTTGATAATAACGGATTCGTCAAAGCCTTGTTACTCATATTAAGTGAAGTGAGACGGAGAAAGAAAGAGAAAATAGAAATGAAAAAATTAAGGGATTATTCTCCGGTGTTAAGAATAAAGAAGAAAGAAAATCACAGTATGACAGCATGGTGTACGAGATGAATATAATCAAAACCAGATATGCGATTGAAGGGAAAGGTTTGTTCGTTGAGTACGAATGCGTGCCGGTTGATTTTCTGGTAAATATACCGATAATGGGTAAAGATAACAGGATTCTCGGCAGGGCGATACTGACGAAAAATGTGCATTTTAAAAGAAATAACGGTACCGCACCGGTGATAAATGAAACGGTTATATTGACTGATATTATTGTATATGATCCGGATAATCGCGGCGAGGGAATCGGCGATCAGATTATGGGATTTATTACCGGTTCGGGATTTTTCAATATTATTGTAACGGGTATATCTACTGAAGGTGGAAGGGAATTGTGTTTGAAATGGGGTTTCAAGCAGGAAACCATAAAAGGAAACAAATTACTCGTGTGGAGAAAGGAGCATCAGGATGCCGTTGACAAAAAAGGGTAAGAAAATAATGACGAACATGAAACAGGAATACGGCTCCAAAAAAGGGGAAAGCGTATTCTATGCATCGGCGAACAAGGGAACCATCAAAGGCGTGCATGGAAAGAAAAAGTGAGTAGATTCTGTTTCTCATCCGTCTGCACGAACGATTCATATCAGTTCTTCATACCTTTATTCGTCTATACGACGAAGAAAGCGTATCCGGATGCCGGGGTTAAAGTGTTTGTTAAAGGAGAATTAAAGAATAATACCCGTGAAGCTTTGAAAATGATTCCGTATGATGGATGGGAAGTAAAGGAAAATTGTTTCAAATCATACCCGAACAGGCCGTTTATAACGAATTGTCTGCGATTTCTTGTAAACGAAAAGGAATATAAAGGATATGACTATGTTTTTATAAAGGATATCGATTTTCTTATATTCCCGCACAAGATTTCTCATTTGAAATTCTTTAAAGATGCCATGGGAGGACTGCCGTATTTCGGGGTGCGCGGTCCTTACCGGCATCCAAGGCGTTACAATATAAATAGAATTGGATGGAAAGGTGATTTTACGAGAATCGCTGGCGGTTCTTTCGTTTTTAAAAACCCGGAATGGTTTGAAAAAACGCGGGAAATTCAGAAAAAGTATCGTTCTTTTATTAAACACAATCTTGCGGACGGTATCGACAGTCATATTCCCGCGTCGTACAGGGAATATGACGAAGTGATGCTTTATAGAATCGTTAAAAAGGCGGGATTGCCCGCTCCGACGAGAAAAAATAAAAATGTTTACAAAAAACATGCGCCAAAAATTTACAGGGATATACATCTGGGTGATTTTATAAAGAGAAAACACGGCAAAAAAAGACTTGCCGGACGGGTAGCGGTTGAAAACCTGAAATTACTCGCCAAGCTTGAAAAAGATCCGTTATGGTTTCAAATACGGAAAAAAGTCGGTGAAAACGCCAAAATAAGAGAGATATTGAGACGCGTTCGAAAGTATACAAAATGGAAATTACATTTATCATCCTTATTAGAGGAAGAAACTGCGAAAAAACAGTTGAAAAATGCGTAAGATCGATACGAAGACAGACATATTCACGATGGAAAGCGATCATATCGCTGGATGCGCCGATGGATAATTCAGCAATCGTAACGAATGCAGCGATAAAAGATGATAATAGATTTGTTTTGTCAACGAATTTGAACAATTTCGGACTTTGCAGAAACATGTATTCGATTATAGGTCTTACGAAACATGTTTTTAAACCTGATAATGACGATGTGGCGGTGGTGGTTGACGCCGACGATTATATCAGTAAGGAAGCGCTTGCAACCGTTGAACGTGTTTATCGCGAACATCCCGATACTTTGATTACTCATGGAAGTTATAAGAAGATTTCAAAAGGAAGAAGAACGAAGATCAGCAAACCGTATCCGCGAAACGGCGATATCAGGAAATTGCCGTGGCGTGGATCGCATTTGAAAACAATTAAATGGAAAATCATTAAACAGGCAAAACCGCAATGGTTTCAACATGGTGGAAAATGGTTTGAAGCGGCAAGTGATTTGGCTTTGATGTTCGGTTGTATCGGCATTACGGGATTAAAAAAGGTGAGGCATATTCATAAAGTTATTTATTACTGGAACGATCATGTGACGCGAAGAAAAAAACGGTTGCAAAGAAAATGCGAAAAGCTTTTGAGAAAGAGTTGAAATGGATGAGGAATTTTTAAAAAAAAGCGCTGAAATGGCGAAATCGGCGGTGGAAAAATGCCTCCTTACCGACGGTATTCAATATGTAACGGTGATGGATGAAGGTGGAGAATTCCGGGTAAAAGCGACGAAACGGCTGGATAGGGATAAAAAATTTTATGGAGAAATGCTGGTTACCATAGGACCGCCGAATTGGGGAGAACGTAATCGAATAGCCAATATGAAAAAACGCGGCAAAGTACCGGAATTCTTTTTCAAAGTGATAGGTAAGTCACATCGTAAAAATTCGACGGAGGAGTATTTCTTTTGAAAACACTTCTTGCTGGACCATGGCTTGGAGAATTCGGATGGGAAATAATGACATGGGTTCCTGCTATTCGGAAATATAGTCGAAAATTCGATGAAACTATTATTGTATGTAAAATTGAACATGAGTATCTTTATCGTGATTTCGCGAAAAAGTTTATTTTTCACGAAAAAAAAGGTTTGCCAGACAGATGGTTGTTGAATGGTAAAAAAGTAAAGTTGCCCGAACTTATCATAAGGGATTTTCCGAAGACGTATGTTGTTCAACCGACGCGCTCTATATGTTCTGAATGGAAAAGAGAATATTTAAAATATGGAATTAAAAGAATGAGCTGCGATTACGATCTTGTTATACATGCGAGGACGTGTGATAAATACGGACAGAGAAGTTGGAATTGGCCGAAACCGCGATATCGAGAGTTATTAAAAATATTAAAACCGAAAAAAGTGTGTTGTATAGGAACCGAAGCGCATTATATCGATAATACGGAAGATATGCGGAATTTTTCATTAAACATTATATGTGATGTTTTGGCAAGCAGCAAAGTGCTCCTTACTCCTTCCAGCGGGCCGGGACATCTGGCGAGTTTATGCGGATGTCCTCAGGTGATTATGACCGATAATAAATATCAAAAGTCAATAAAAGGAACCAATAAGGACAGATATAAACATATATGGAATCCGTTTGATACGCCGTGCAAGGTTCTTGATGAGGATAATTGGCAATCATCCATTAAAAAGGTGGTAAAAGCCTTGGAGAAATTTTTATGAATATCTGTTTTTACGCGAATCATCCTTATTGGTCACAATTAAATCCTAATGGGGGAACTTCGACCATTTTAAAATCCGCGAATTCATTGAAGAGTCTTGGTCATAAAGTTTATATTGTCGCGACAAAGGATAAATTTCGCTGGTTTAAACATCCTAAACCGGTGAATAAGATTTCAGAAGATGCCGATGCATGTATCGCCGTTACCGTCAGCGATATTAAACCGATGCTGAAGTATGCACCGAAAAAAGCGAAATTGTTCTATTGGTGCAGGCTTTTGGAAAATCATCAAATGCCGAAAAGGAAAGTGCTTAAATGGGCATCAAAAGTAAAAGTAATAGTAAATAGTGAAAATTTGCGTGATTGGTATGCGAACCATGGAATAGAAACACGTATTGCTTATCAGGGTATTGATTCATATCGATGGCATAATTTGTATATCCATGAAAAAAACAGCATCGGTTTTTTAATATCGGATAAACCGCGAAAACATTTTGATTTCGTGATGGAGATCGTTAAAAAGCTTGGTGATACTTATCGATATTATGGATATGGTATCGATTTGAATAAGAAAATAAAGAGATTTGTTAAAAACAATTTTTATTCTTTTGTAAAAAATGCGGATTACAGCAGCTTGATACGGATATATAATGTCGTTGATACATGGGTTGTTACCAGCACGAAAGAGGGATTGCACAATCCGCCGATGGAAGCCGCGTTGTGCGGATGTACGGTCGTCTATCCGGATGCTCCGTTAGCGGGTTGCAGCGATCATTGTATTGATAATGAAACCGCATGGCGATACAAGGCTCTTGATGTCGATTCGGCGATAAAAGCGATAAAATCATCGGATAAAACGCGATGTAAAACTCATCGTGAACTTATCCTTAATAAAATAGGTAATCGCGAACAAGCAATGAGAAACTTCGTGGAGGTGTTAAAATGTTATTGACAAAAGATCAGTACAGGGAATTGTCGGGAAGTTGGGCGAAACATGGAACTATTTATCAGAAATTTGACAGATATCAGGTTCGGTTTCCTACGTTGTTGAAACATATCAATGTATTCAAAGGAAAAAACGTGCTCGAAGTGGGATGTAATGCCGGACTCGCCGCGTATCATATCGCACAAGTTGCTAATTGTTATACAGGAGTGGAAGGAGAAAAAGGATATTGGCAGCAAGCGCTTGAAACGAAAAAGCACATTCCTGAATTAGAATATGAACCGACGTTTTTAAATATGAGTATTAAATCTTTCATGAAACGTATTGAAAAAGGTAAGTTGAAGGATGAGACAAATGCCGCGTATCTTTCATACGTGCTTTATCATTTCAGCGATAAAGAAGTGCGTCTGTTTGAAAAAGTGATTCTTCCAAAACTGGATGTAATTATCGTGCAAAGCAGATTTGCAGAAAGAAATAAGAAAGGCCGCAGGAAACATAATAGTTATGCTTTCTGGCATCCCATGAACGTTGAAAAATATTTAAATAAAAACGGATTTTCCACAACGGTGGAATGGGGACCGGAAAGGAAATTTCATTTTATTATAGGGAGTAAAGATATATCTGATGAGAAGCTTTTAAAAGAAGAAGATAATATGATACATGAAGCTTTAACGGAACCTAAAGGTGAAGCTGTCACATATACAAAAGAGATTGAAGATGCTTTAATAAAAAATCGGGTTGAACTTCCAACTGAGAAATTACAGGAATTGGATAAATGGGCAAAAATACATAAACCAATGGGAATACAGCTTCCGGAATTTGATAAGGAGCAAACTGATGGAGATAAAAGGGATAGCGGAATTCATTCAGAGAGCGCATGTGCCGTGCCCGAAGGACGGAGTGCATCAGGTGGGAGCGAACAATCGGATAAAGGGGAGCCATGCGATACTGTTGAACGAGAAATTGATTCCGAAGGGAAGAGTGAAACTGTATTACCAAAAAAGCCAGAAAGTGGGCGTTCAGGTATTTTACAGCCTGTCATGGAAGAAAGCACAGAAGAAACGGTACGTGATAAAGATATTCAAAAAGTGGGAAAAAATCCACGAATTCGGCGTCGCCCCACGACCAGAAAAAATAGTGGAAGTAAAGGTAAATCTGTTGTACAAAAAGACGCGCCACAAAACGACGGCGTTGGGGATAAAGACGCAACATGTTGATGCGCCGGAAAAAGCATGGTGGGATTATGTTTGCGGTTATCCATATGATTGGAAAGCGGTTGATCATCCGGATCATTCACCGGAGGGGTATTTAAAATTCGTAAAATGGGCGAAAAGAAAACAGCATGCGAACGGAGTTTCAACCGAAGGGAGTTATAAACTCGGTGATGTGATGTGGAGTTGTTCGAAAAAACGATGGTATCTGGTGGATATTGATTGATAATATAAAGGTTGCCATGCCTTATGCCGTCCTTAACGTATACGAACGTGGTAGAAGTTGAGCAACCGTGGTATCGGTTCAACGGTCAATTGGCATGGCAATTATTTTATGATAAATAATATGAAGTTGGAAATAAAATGCTCATCCATGTAAACAAAAATTATTTCGCAAGGGGGAAAACCGGTAAAGGTAAATTCGCGGCACGGTTGGTTAATTCATGGCGTGAAATGGGAATTAAAATAACTGAAAATCCGAAAGCAAAAGCCGATATCGCGCTTCATATCGGAAGAATGAATTATGATTCAAAGGCGAAAAAGCATGTATTGCGTGTCGGTCCCGCCTGTATCAATACCAATATGAATTGGAAGAAAATAAATCACGAAAAAGCGCAATCGGTAAAGAAAGCCGATGCCGTGATTTATCAGTCGCGATATTCAAAGAAGATATATCATAATCTTGTTTGCAAGCCGAATAAGCCGGAAACGGTAATATTCAACGGTGCCGATCCTCGTGATTATGATGTTGAACCGTTTGACAGTCATTTCAAAAATAATTTTCTGGCGAGTACGAGAGTATGGTTGAAACAGAAAAGGCTTAAAACGATTATTCAATCTTTTCTTGAAATTGAAAGTGATGAAAATCGTTTAATCGTTTGTGGGGATACTCAAGGGATTGATAAAAAATATAATGGTTATAATAATATATTGTTTACCGGGTCGGTAAGCGATGAAGTTTTATCGGGGTTTTATAAAGCATGCAATGCGATGATTCATATTACTTGGATCGATGCATGTCCTAACAGCGTTGTGGAAGCCCTTGTTGCTGGATTGCCGGTTATCTGTACCGATCAGGGGGGAACGCATGAATTATTGGATATTTCTTCTGTCTATCGTTATTGTATCGTTTTAAAACATGATTCAATATTTAAATATAAACCTGTCAATCTGGATAAACCTCCGCAATCGGATGAATTGATATGGTTGTTATCGAGTGCTATGAAAAGATATGTTCATGAATCATATAAAATAGAAGCTTCATATCTTTATATTGAAAATATCGCAAAACAGTATTTAAAATATTTCGAAAAAATATTATGAGTGAAATCAAATATTTAAGCAAGAAATTTGAAAAAATTGATTTGAGAAAATTAAAATATCAATTCGTTCCCGAGTTTACGAATATGGATATTTGGAATTATGATATGAGTTTGCCGTATAGTCCGCAAGTGGAATGCGCGAAATTGCTTTTAAAATATGGAAGGGATTGGTCGAAACTGAAAGATTGCAGATTCGCGCAAGATCGTCGGCATAGATATAAATGCGGAATGACCAAATGGACCGAAAAAGCGATAAAAAAACATATTTTAGATTCACGTTATAATATTCTCATGAGTATAAAGAAACACGGATTCGATGAAAAATTAAATAGAAAGCAGCCGATAGCGATTCTTATTTCGCCTTTCTGGACTACGAGATTTAATTATATGGCTGATTGGTTAATGGGACCGGAAATATATCATGGAGGACGCCGATGCGCGGCAATGTACGCACTTGGATATAAAAAGGTATCGGTTTTGTGGGTAGAAGATAAATATCCCGGATCGAATAAAGGCGGAAAATTCGAAACGAAAGTAATCAAATATTTATGATTAGCGTTATAATACCCGTTTATAATTACGCACAGTATCTTTTACAGGCTTTTTTATCGGTAGTAAACGAATGCGACGATATGGAAATTATCATCGTTGATGACGGCAGTACCGATGATATCAAAAAAGTGATAGATAAAATAAGCCGACCTTTTGCTTTTCCGGAGAAGATTATAAGGTTTATATCGTTGGGATCGAACAGGGGAGTATCGATAGCGAGAAACGCGGGATTGAGAATAAGTGAAGGAAAATACATTACTTTCCTCGATGCGGATGATATGCGTGTTCCGGGGAGTATACTGGCTCAAAAAATGTATCTTGATAATTATGAGAATGTTGATGTGGTGTTCGGTGAAGCATTGGAAATACGCGGGGACATAAAATATTCTCAAGCTATAAACAGAGTAAGAAAATTTAGAATTCATCCGTCAGAAGTAAATCCGCAAACGGTGATGTATCGCAGAATCGTTTTTGAAAAATATGGTGGCTGGTATGAAGGGCTTATTTCCGGGGAGGATAAAGAGATGAGTATTCGTCTCGGCATACATCCGGAATCGCCTTTTAAATTAGTTAAGGCGAAAAAACTTAAAGCTCCCATGGCATTTTATCGGAAGCATCCAAATGAAAAACATAAATTGAGAAAAGCCAATGTTGTTTGGAATAAAGAGACGAAACGAATTCAGAAAGACCGTATCATACAATTAAAACGTGAGGGAATTACGAGAGAAAATACCTGTTTTCCTATTTAAAGGATATAAAATGTCGTTACGAAAGGCAACAAAAATAAGAACATTATGCGAAGTTCTTCGTGAAATAAACGATCTTCATCAGGGAGAAACAAAACATGACAGAAAAGTTCGTAAAAGGCTTGTTGAAATTGAGCGTATGGCGAAAAAAATGTCTTATAAACTTTTGGACTACAATAAGGAATATGATAAAGAATGGTGGGAAACTGTTGAAGGTAAAGAACGTGAAAAACGTTTAAGAAAGCGGTTGTCAAAATCATATTTAATTGGATAGCATATGCAAATAAATAAAATGGGAATAGATATTGTTCATGGGTGCCAACTTCGATGTATTGGTTGTCCGAATTCAACATTGAAACCAAGGATAATTTATTGCGATACTGATATTTTAGATGCATGTTTGCATAATCTTGATGTAAAAAAGATACGTAAATTAAGACTGTATAATTACGGAGAACCACTATTGCATCCGCATCTTGATAAAATACTCTTAATTATTTCACGACAATCATTTAAAATAAACAATGTGGAGATAACGACAAATGCACAATATTGGAATGAAGAGGTTTTTACAAAGGCTTTTAGCCTTGGAGTAGTAACGCAATTATATGTATCTTGTGATGGGAATGCCACTTCTGATGATTATGAACGTTTGCGTCCTCCCGCTAAATGGGATAAGTTGATTGCTTTTATGAAAAACATGAGACGGCTTCGTGATACGGTTTGTCCTGATATGTTTCTTGGTACACGAACGATATGTACCGATAAAAAAGATCGGGATAGATGGAAAAAGTTATTAAAACAATTAGGTTATAAACCTGAATTTAGACCATGGGGTACAAGAGCCGATGCGCTAGAAAAACCATGGGGAAAAGTAAGAATACCAAGAGGAATATGTCGTTATCTCACAAAGGCCAAAGGTTTACGGTTATATGTCGATTATGACGGTACGGTTGTTCCTTGTTGCGTTCATCCTCGTGCCGGAGTATTGGGAAATCTTGTCAAAAGCAAATACAGCGATATATTGAAATCTGATTTAAGAAATGAATTCATAAAAGTTATAAAAAAAAATAGGGCGTTAATACCTGCCTGTATAGAGTGTCAGGAGAAATAATATGCTTGTGGCCGGAGTACAGACAGGACAAATGAGGGGAGCCTCTGCAAGGATAAGATACTACACGTTTATGAAATATCTTAAATGTGACAAAACTGATAATTTGGAAGAAGCTGATGTTGTTTATTTTCAAAAAAAATCTTCCAAAGATATTATTAAATTAGCGTGGGAATTAAAACATAAAGGGAAAAAAATAGTTTACGATTGTGATGATGGGGATGGGAAAAGGGACAGAAAAAATAGAAACGATTCTGCAATGTTTGAAGTTGCTGATGTTATTACAACCGATACTGAAGAAAGGGCGAAAGAATTTAGAAAAAAAACCGACACAATAGTTTGTGTAGTTCCGGATTGTATTGATTATAATATAGATAGAAATGAACATAAAATAATACATCCGGAAATTATAACAATAGGAACATTTGGAACACACAAAGTTCTTGAATCAACATTTAATAAAATCAAACTACTACCTAAATTTAAAAATCAATATTACATTACTGATAGAAAAATATCAAGCTATAACAAACATGGATGGAAATTGATATTGTGGAATGTTGATACGTTTATAAAAAATATAAAGAAGTTTGATTTATGCGTATTGCTGCATTCTGAAAACAAACTTGGAGAACTTAAATCAAATAACAGGTTACTTGTATGTATGGCCCTTGGATTACCCACAATAGTTTCAAATACATGTGCATATGCGGAAACTATGTTTTTTGCCGGTCTTGATCACTGTATTATATCAGGAAAAGCAAAAAAAACAATTTCAATGTTGTTAAAATATAAAACAAGGATAATCTGTTCCGATAAAATGCATAATTATGTTTGGAGCGTTTATTCTCCGGAAAGATCTGCTGAACGATTGGAGTTTATATTTAGGAGATTATATGATTCAAGTCTTTAAGCCATTGTTAAGAGTAGAAGAAATAATGCCTGAAATAGAAAAGGCGTTAAAAAGTGGATGGATAGGATTAGGACCGAAAGTATCTGAATTTGAAGAGAGAATCGTTCAATTTATATCAGGGAGAACAAATCCGGATTTGTATTGTTGTGCATTGAATAGTTGCACTTCCGCGCTTCATTTGGCGGTTAAATTTCTCAATCTTCCTGAGAAATCAATGATTATAACGACTCCGATAACTTTTGTTTCTACTAATCATGCAATATTATATGAGAATCATATTCCTGTTTTTTGTGATGTTGAACCAAAGACGGGAAATATAAATGTTGACAGTATTTCAAAAGCAATAAAAGAATATAAAATAAGTGCGATTATGGTTGTTCATATTGGCGGTTATCCGTGTGAAATGGAAAAAATAAATGAAATAGCGAAAAATGCGGATATACCGATTATAGAAGATTGCGCTCATGCATTCGGATCTTGTTATGATCCATGGACGTATGTAGGTAATTCAAATAATATATGTTGTTTTTCTTTTCATGCTGTAAAGAATCTTCCTGTCGGAGATGGAGGAGCGATAGTATCAAAAAATAAAGAATTAATAAATTGGTGCAAAAAACAGCGTTGGCTTGGGATAGATAAAGATACGATAAGCAGAAGCAAAGATGGCTATTCTTGGGAATATGAAGTTGAAAATATGGGATATAAATATCATATGTCGGATATTGCAGCTATTATAGGAATAGAACAGCTGAAATTGCTTGATGAAGATAATGTATGGAGGAGTTATATCGTATCATTATATAATTTTTACATGTCTGAATTTATTGGCAGACCGGCATATTGTCGTAACAAGCAAAGCAGTTATCATTTTTACCCGATGTTTTTTAAAAACAGAGATGAAGTATATAAAAGATACGTTGAAAACGGTGTTTATTGCGGTATGCATTATAAAATGAATACTAATTATAAACCGTATAAAAATTTTCCTAAAATGGATTTGTCCGGCGCAAAAGAGTATGAAAGTACGGAATTGACATTACCTTTGCATTTGGGGCTTACTGAAAAAGATGTAAAATTTATTGCCGATATAATGATTTTATGAAACTTGCCATACGATACGAAAAAAATTCAACCGGCAAAAGCAAATTCATACAACGGCTTATTCCGGCATTGCAAAGACTTGGAATAGAGATCGTGAAAACACGACCTGATATTACTCTCGGGTTGCAATACTGGAAAGATAAACCTCATGGTAAAGCTATTATACGGGTTGATGGTATTCATATTGAAAAAGATGAAAAATATAGTTGGCGTAGGCATCTGATTAAAGACGCCATTAAGAAATCCGATGGCGTAATATTTCAGTCAAAATTCGCTTATGATATATTGACGCAAATATTGAATGTACACGGTAAAAAGGAATTTATTATATATAATGGCGCTTCACCGGATGATTATAAAGTTAAACCCATAAAATCACCGTATGAAAAGAATATTATTATATCCGGACGTTATGCTACGGATAAGGTAAGACCGCATAAACGTATAAAAGAAATGGTTGAAATAGCGAAAAGTTATGTCAAAAAACATGATAATGTCCGTTTCTGGTTTCTTGGAAAGACAATGGGAGAACATTCAGAAAATTTACAAATAAAATATACCGGTGATTTGGATGAGAAAAAAATAAAACGGTATCTTGTAATGGCTGATGTTATGTTGAGTATAGGTTATTGGGATTGGTGTCCGAACAGCGTGGTTGAAGCTCTTGTCGCGGGATGTCCGGTAATATGCGGCAATCATGGAGGAGTACCGGAAATAGTTAAAGATTGCGGGATGATATTGTCGATAGATTCGGTGCCGTTAAAACCGAAATTGCAGAAAAATAAACCTCCAGAAATAAGAACCGATCTTGTGATAGAAGCATTGGATTTAATTTTTAATTCACCAATGAAACCGGTTAACGCGGAACATCTTTATATAGATCGCATAGCGCAACAATATAAAACCGCTTTTGAGGATATTCTGTAATGACCATTATAATGCCTAAAAAGATATTATGGAAGGATACCGACATATCCAGTATTCAGCAGTTTATTAAAAAAAAACAAGGTGCCGCCGATAATGAAATAAGAAAGAAGAATTGCAGAACCAGAATAATCAGAACTTATTTGAAATCGCTTGTTGATAAAGAAAAAATAACATGTAACTTCAGGCTTGTCGATTTGTTTTGCGGTGATGCCATTATAATTACTTATTTGAAAAAATATTTTAAAACGGCTGAAATAATCGGAGTTGATATAAACAGATTTGATACTCATGAGGAAGCTAAAAAATCAGGTGTTGAAATCAAATATAAATATGTGCAGAAATATATTAAAACAAGACGTGAAAAAATAGACGTTTTATTGATGTTAAATACATATAGAAATTATTCTTTATCAGGAATGACAAAACGTGAATTTGACAAAATAAATAAATGGATGTTAAAAACTTGCAGACATGCAATTATAACCGCAAAAAATATAAAGCGAATTAAAAAATATGGATTTAAACCCTTAATAATAGGTAAAGGTGAAGGAAATTCAATGATGATTGATTTAAAAGGCGTTGAGTAATGAGTCAATCAAAAATAGAGATAATAAAAAAATGCGTTTGTAAACAATATTATGATAACAAAAAAAATAGGCTTTCTTCGGTAAAAATGGAATTGGCGATGATTGATCGTTTTAAAAGTCGTCATGCTCCAGAAATTATAAGTCGATTTGATAACGGTTATTATATGAAACGCTATGATTATGCTCTTGGAACGACTAAAAAATTAAATCGTTTTTGTCCGAACTTTTTGGATGAAATCAATGAAATTGAACGGGATTTAATAAATAGTAGAATTAATCATCGGGATATCAATCCCGGTAATTTACTGTATTGTGAAGACGAACATTCTTTGATCTTGATAGATTTTTATTGGGCGATTTCATTAGAAATGTCAAAAATAAGAATCGGTAAGTTGAATAAATATTACGGAAATGATCGTGATGCGTTTGAAAGGTTAAGAAGAGAATATGGGAAAAACCATTTATAATTTGGCAAAAGCCCAAATTGATAATTACTGCATATTTCCTGAAAGGCTTACTATAGAAAAAGATGATGAATATCATTTGCATTATCGAAGTCTTCGTATAGCATTTACCATGCAAGAATATAAAGATTTTCTCAGTTTAATGAGATACAATCCAGAAGATAAAAAGAGTATTTTCTTGAAGAAAGTGATAACTTCTAAAGACGATGTGATAAATAAAAATGATCTTGTGATTGAATACAATAAAAATACTTACATAAAGCACCGCAACGATTCGGCAAAGGAAGCGGATTTTTTTGAAGAGAAATATTATATCCACGTTCATTACCGCAATATTAGGCTTGAGTTTCCGATAAAAGAGTTTGTTCAAGTCGCACAAACATTTGAAACAGCACGAAAGTCGTTACCGATAAAAACCATTCAAGATATGTTTTCAGTTATTGATGATGTTTCATATGTTGTAATAAGAAATTTTGATAATTTGCCTGATTCCATAAAATTCGGGCAGCATAGCGATCTTGATTTGCTTTTTGCATCAAAAGCCGATGTTGACAAATTTATTAAACTCACGCATGCCGAAAAAACATTTAAAGAAGAATATCGTGTACAGCATAAAGTAACTATTGGTAACGATTATATTCTTTGTGATTTGAGAGTGATAGGGGATGATTATTTTCCATTATCCTTATGCGTTGATATGATAAACAACAGAATTCGGTGTAAATGTTTTTGGGTTTCTTCAGAACCTTGGCATTCAATAGCTTTGACATATCATGCCTATATTCACAAAAAAAACATGACTGATGATTATCGAAAAAGGATAATATGCTCAAAAAATGATATACGAACAATGTTTGAAACAACTAAACCTAAAGACAGATCGGTTTATTATAATCCATGATAACCAAAAAAGAGTATAAAAAAATATCTTCCAGATGGACCGGAAAAATATATCAGAAATGGAAGAAAATAAAAAAGAGGTTTCCCATGATAGAACAACATATTGAATTTTTTAAAGACGCAAAAGTTCTTGAACTTGGAGCGAACGCGGGAATGTATGCTTTTCTTTTATACCATTATATAAAAAAATATATCGGCATTGAATTTGATGAACATTATTACAATCAATCGCTTCATACGCTCAAAGGGAAAATGGATGTTACCCTGATAAAAGATAAATTTGAAAACATCGATATCGAGGTATTGGATTATGATTTGTTTTTTGTCTGTTATGTGCTTCACCATTTAAATGAAAAGGAAATTAACAAGCTCAATGTAATATTTGATAAATGCAATAAAGTCGCGATCAGTACGAGAAGCGGCGATCCGCTTAAATACGGTCATGATGAAATCGGATTCGATCCTCTGCCGAAATGGGAGAACAGCAGAATAAAGAAAATGCTAGATGAACACGGCTTTAAGAGCGAATTGCATCTTATGGGAAAACATGATTATAACGGTATTTATTTGATATTGGCGGAGAAAAATGATAACAATCAAGGGTAAAGCGAAAAAAATTCCAAAAAAGAAATATAAATGTCCGAATGACGGTATTCACCGGAAAAAGGAGAGCGGAGGAATTCGCGGGTTTTGGGCGGCGAAGATTTCCGATACATACATATATTATGGCAATTGGTCTTATTATATAAAACATATGGATTTCGGATTGAAGGTTTTTTATTCATTGAAATTCAATAAACCGACGAAAACAATCAAGGATGTCAAATCAACGGTGAACATGATGGTTGATTTGAAAGAATTCTGTCCAAAAATTTATTGTTACGATATAATAGAAACCGATATCAAATTCGATAAAAGAGTATGTCGTTCGGCTTCTCACGCCGTCTATATGCAACATATACATTTTTCCGAAAAAGCTTGGTTGAATTTCGCCAAAGGGAAACCGTATGATTGGAGTGCCGACAATCATCCGGCGCATTCGGAAGTGGGATTTATTGAATTTCGGAATCGGCTTGAAGATGTCGTTAAAGATATTAATTATGATTTCGATCATTTTTCAATAGGTAATATTGTATGGTGTACAGTTAATAAACGCTGGTATTTGGTGGATGTAAGATGATTGTCGGTTTAATGGCATTGTGCAGATTTCCGTATTATGAGGGATGTTTATTATCGTTATGCAATCTCGTGGATAAAGTATATCTGCGATTTGATGGGATAACCGGTAATGAAAAAATACGTGAAGTCGCTCCGTATATATGTGGAAATAAATTCGGCGAAATGTTGGTAAGTTCTACTGTCTGGAATGCTTTTATATGGCGTGAAGAACTGTTGAGAATGCTTGATGATGTCAAACCGGAACTTGTTTTATTTCCCGATGAGGATGAAGTTTTCGGTCTTGGAATAGATGATGATTTAAAAAGATTTATAAAAAGTGATAAACAACAGCTTGCATTTAATTATCAATATCCGGCACCGACGATAGATGGTTGGAAGCATAAAAAGCCTTATCCTTCAGAACCCCACATCAAGGCATATAAATGGAAGCCGGGATTGACATATATTCCATACAAAAAAAGAGCTAGTCTAAGTAATTATGGAAAATTTCACTATAAAATGGCGAAAAGTAAAATACTTCATTATTGTTTTTATACTCCGGAATTAAGAAAAAGAAAACTTTGGACTACACCAGCTAAAAAGTTATGGTTTCGACAAGAAATGAAAGGGAGAAATGATGAAAAATAAGGGTAATTATTCGGGAAAAGGTGGTCGTGGTATTTGTGGAGGACAGCGAAGAAAAGATGGTTCAGGCGGTGGTGTCGGGAATCGTGGTACAAATAGACAGCCGATTAGTAGGAATAATAAAAAATGAACTGGCTTTTTCTTCGTGGACGGATGGAACGGCATTCGGAATGTTTATGGCGAAATCTTGATGAATGTACCGATATGTGGACGCATCTGTTCGCGGGTATGATTGATGAAAATAATTCAGGAGTTATCTTATACGGTAACGGTCATAGAACCGTTAAATATTCTGATAAATTATGTGAAAAGTGGATTTTAAAATTCAAGGAATATGAAGGAGAGAAACCTGATATCATCATAGCTCGTGGTGGATTTAAAGACTATGTTCCGTTGTTGAAAAAATATCCTGAAGCGAAAAAAGTTTATTATGGTGCCAATCATGGCTGTATTCCAAAAGATGGAATAAAATATGATTTGATTATGTGCGATAGTGAAGAACAGGTAAAGAAATGCCGTAAGCATGGATTGAACGGACAACTATTTATTAAACCCGCCGCGCCGCAATTTTATCCTCGATTTTTTAAAAAAAAATATGATGTCGGATTTTCAGCCATATGGCCGAAGGATAAAAGAAAGAATGTGGCTTGGGTGCATAAAACCGCTCCGAAGGATTTGAATATACTTCAGATGGGACATGCATGTAAAGCACCGAAAAATATTTTGGTAAAAATGATTGATCATGATAAAATGCCGAGAGCGATATCACGATGCAAAGTAATTATCGCTCCTTATACTGGAGAGGATTCATGTCCGAGAATAATTCCGGAAGCTCTGGCTTGCGGAGTGCATGTAGTTGCTTTGCATGGGTGTCAGTATTGGCGTGAAAAATATCCGGTTGATTATATATCGAAAAAACATTTTTGGGAAACCGTTAAAAGATGCGTGAAGTATTATCAAAACAATTTGCATGATGATTATAAGGAAACTCTTTCCATACCGGTAGCGGCGGATTGTTTAAGGAGATTAATATATGAAAGTTGCGATATTCAGCGGCAGGTTTGATCCTTTACATATAGGACATATTCTTACTATAATTGAAATAGCGAAAAAATACGATCATGTATTTGTACCAATATTAAATTATTCAAATCGATTTATTGAAGTTGAAATAATTTTGAAAATATTTAAAAGAATTTTTGAACATATGGATAATCTTTTTTTTAAAGTAACTCTTATAGTAAATGAAATACATTTTGGAAAAATTACTTCTAAAGAATATAAAACATTAATTAGAAGTATTAATTGTGAAAATGATGATGTGACATATCTTTCCGGCAATTTCGAAGTGCTTGATCATATGAATAAAATAGGAATAAAAAACGAATATTTTAAACGAACCATGGATGAAGTATATACGGGAACGAACATTCGTAATCAGATCAAAGATGGAGTATGTGAAGAATTTTTATAAAATAAATTTGGAAAGAAAATGCATATGAACAATCAAATCGAATCGGCGAAAAAGATACTTGATGATTTGACAACGTTGTTTGATTTTCTGGAAACAAGCGATGGTAAATCCATATGGTGGTGTCATTGTTTCGGCGGTGTTCTCGAATTCATAGCGGATAAAACTTTTTCATTGAATTATGACATCGATATCGGGGTAATGTACGGGGAATGCGATGAAAATAAATTGATATATGCACTGGAAGGACATGGATATAAAGCCGAAAAAAAATGTATAAATGATGTTAATAAAAAATCGTTTAATATTCATTTTACTCCACGTGAAGAGACGTTGAAAGGGACGCCTACCGTGGATGTCTATTTTTGGGTTCCGATAGGAGATAAATATTATCATACGTATGATACGAAAAAAGAGGGAAACAAAATACCTTCCGAATATGTGTTCAAGGGTGTGAAAAAATGGTGGTTGAAACCTTCGCCCGAAATAATAAAAATGGAAAAAAACAAAGGTAAACCCGGACGGGAACAAATGCTTACGGATCAAGGTACGTGGAGGTTTCCGGTTTTTGGCAGTTCCGGCGGATTGACCATGAGGCTTCCTTATGCAATAGGACATTTGCTCGATACATGGTATTCACCGACGTGGAGATTCAGAGAATATTATAAAGGACAGAGCATGAGTCCGTGGGTGAAAAAAGTAAAATCTTGCAGGGAATTGGAACAATGAATTTATGTGAAACCAATAAAGGCGCTGCCTTATATTGGGTTGAAAGATTCGGTTATGGTAAAGACTGCCGGAAATGTGAACATTATAACGATACATGTTGTTGTGAAATAGCCGATAGAATAATCAAGAAATTGGAAGAGCATAAAGGTTTTCTTTATAATATTCGCAAAAAAAAGAAGGTATATAGAATTACAGCCCAAGAATGCGACAGGTTCGATTTATGTACTTATCCTTATTCAAACGAACTTTATTTAAAAGAAAATGATTTATGAAGGAAAAAACAATTGAGATTTGTTTTTTTGGCACTGTTATTTTCTTAATTGTGTTACTAATTGGTGTAACAATATATGGTGGCATGAGTGTTGAGAATAAAACAATAACAGTTACCGTTAAAGAAAAAATATATCAACCTAGTACTGAAGTTTTAATATTTGGACACCATGAGGCTTACTACATTATATCTGAAGACAGTGCTGGAAATATGTATAAAACTAAGACCAATTATGCTACTTATGGTGAACTAAATCGAGGAGATGATATTTATTTGGATGTAAATGTTAGTAAAGCAAGATAAGTAAATACAATAAAAAAGGACATTGATTTCAATGAGTTACTTCAATTACGATCGAAAAAGATGGGCTATTGAAGATATCGCGACTTGTTATGAATGTGCGGAGAAAGTGGGTATCAAAGAAAAGCTGTTCATCAATTTCGGTTTGTTATTGGGAATCATAAGAGAAAATGATTTTATTCCAAATGATGATGATGTCGATATTTGCGTGCAATCCGATAATGTTTCAAAAAGGCAACAGGAAGAGTATATCAATCGTCTGGATGATCATGGATTGTTTTTCGCACGGGAAAAAAAGGTAAAGCGATTTGATAAAGATATGTATTTATGGTTTTCGTTGAGAAAAGAAATCAATAGATCAAAATTTTGCCATTGGTGGGGATTTAATTGGCAAGGTTATTATTGGTGGTCTAAAGGAAGAAAATGGGTGCGTCCGAATAAATTTGATGGATCACGATGGGGATATGAAGATACTGATGAAGGAATTGCCTTAGGAATACCGTTAAATTATGTTGAAAAATTAATGTGGATTAAATTCAAAGGAATTAAAATTCAAATTCCTGAAAAATACGGGCATGTTTTGGATTGGGAATATCCGGGATGGCCGGTACCGCAATCGGGAAGCAGCAGAAAACAGGTTGCATGCATCATACCAAAATGGAATAATCCGCGAGATTGGAAGATAAAAACCGCTTCTTTATCTTTGTATTAATATTTTTTTGTTTTTATTAACGTATGCGGTACGTGTGTCGCATACATTAGGTGCAATATGGCAAATGAAAACATGAATATTATACGCGCGGGGCAAGACACAGCGCGTCCTGTGCCGAAGATAAATACAATTACGTGCGGTGATTGTATTGAGGTTATGCAATTAGTACCAGACAAAAGTGTCGATATGATTCTTTGTGATTTACCTTATGGTACTACCCAAAATAAATGGGATACTGTAATCCCATTTGTGCCGTTGTGGAAGCAATACAATCGTATTTGCTTAGGTGCCATTGTTCTTACTGCAAGTCAACCATTTACATCTGCCATAATTATGAGCAATCTAAAAATGTTCAAACACGAATGGATTTGGATAAAAAACAGGGGAAGTAATTTTGCAAATACAGTGCGTGAACCGATGAAAGAGCATGAATCGGTTTTGGTTTTTGCTTATGGCAAATGGACATACAACAAACAGATGCAAGAAAGAACCGGAGGAGGTCTGTCTAGGGTTGGGTACAAGTTTACCTGCTGCACCGAAACCGAAAACTATGGGAGGATAGGTAACCCAAAAGAAGCGCAGGGAGAGTTGCGGGTTCCATCTTCGTGGCAAAAGTTCAATACTGAGGTTGGATTGCATCCAACACAAAAACCAGTAGCCCTTTTCGAGTACCTAATCCGCACCTACACAAACGAAGGTGATACGGTTCTGGATAATTGCATAGGTTCAGGCACAACAGCAATAGCCTGTATTAACACCGGAAGAAATTATATCGGAATTGAGAAGGAAGAAAGATACTGCCGGATAGCAGAAGAGCGCATCCATGCGCTAAGAAGCCCCGTGCAGAACACTAAAGAAATTTGCCATACAGCACCTAACAGCGGTAGGGATGCCATGCTGCTGACACTATGGAATGAGAATAAATAGGCGGCACGACACACGTACCGCATAGGTTGTCTTATAACGGATCGCGCAACGGTTGATCGTTTTAATGTCAACCTTGCGCTGTTGTGTGAATGTAAAATTGATTACCATAATATTATTTTGCGAACGGTGTTATTTTTTTAAACTACCGGGCTTGTGATAACCGCCTGTTTCCATTCTTGCACGCACCTTAAGCTCTCCAATGTTGCTTTTCATCATTTTATCAAAATCTTTTTGACGAGAATCGAGCCTTTTAAATCTCATTTTAACTTTCATAGAACCTCCAATGTAGTGAGCAAAAACTATTTATATAAAAATCAATTTTATTTCCACACAAATACTAAATATATGTAACCATATTAATATATTAATATGCTTCATTTAATTCAATATTAAATTAGGATATTTCGTTTCTATGCTATTGTTTTAATAGCGCAACATTATAAGACCCTTCCTAAAAATCTATATAAGTAGTAGTGATTTTCAAGATCCTATGTCCTAACCATAGGTATGAAAAAATACTTATGGCGTATGAACCCGAATTGCGGAGATTTTGGGTGAATTGTCGTGGCTATAAATGCAAACGATGGATTCAAATCGACATAAATAATGTTGGTGGGGTAAATACGACGCTTATGCCTAAAGGTTATCTATTCGATTTCGAAACGATGCCAACACTCGTAAAGGGAATATGATGAATCAGCCGATTGGATTGGTTTCCGATACGAAATTTCCCATTGAAGAAATTAATATAAATACCAAAACATCCCGTAGGATGCGATCGTCCGACGGCGAACTGGTTCGGTACGTTGAAGATAAACATCGACATTGGGTTGATTATCACTCTCCTGCACGGAAACGATTATATGACGTCCTCGAAGCATTTATGGATATCAACGGCGGGATGTGGCCGAAAAAAGAACGTGATGAAATAACCGGTTCCGGTCGTCATGCGGCGAGTATAAATATCGCCAAACAAAAAATGGAAACACTCAGCGGTTCGTTGATGTCGGAAAAATTTGATTTCGATTTCAAGCCGTTGGATATCGAAGAAAATACCCTTATAGAATCCATCAAGCACTGGTATTTCGCTGACAAGGAACAATACAACTATCATAACGCGGATAATCAGACCAATATTTCAGGACTTCTCCATGCCGGTGTTCAGACGATGTATATCGATTACAATATACGTCGTACCGGAGCGATCGGCTTTAAACCTTTAACCGATGGTATGGTTCTTTCCGATCCTTATTGGCAGACAAATGAAAATAAGGATTGGCGGGAAGCGATGATTGACGGTTATTTGACTCCTTCGAAAATGATCGAGGATTTCAATATAACCGATGATGGAATCAGAAAACTTGCTGAAGCTGATTTTTATATTGGTGAAACATATGAGGGACAGGATGATGTAAGGGCGTGGGAAAATTTACCGAACAGAGAAGGTTCGCGTTTTCTTGTCAGTGAATACCGATGGCTGGAAAAATTAAAAACAACGAGATTGCATGCACAATTACCTGATGGAGAGTGGTTTGCTTTTCCGCTTAAAGTAAGGGAAGAACAGGTAAGAGATTTCATCGAAAAAATGGAAATTCATTGGTCCGATATCAGGGAATTTCCTTATGAAGACAATATTCTTCAGTATTGCATAATTTCACCGGATTTGACCGGCATAGCTCCCGACTTGATATTTGTTCGCGGAAAACATCCGATACAGTGCGGCGGTATCGGACTTTTTAAATTTTCCGCCACCCGCATGTTCGGTATCGATAAAGGGCTGTTCGAATACATCCTTGATTTGAACAGGACGTTGAATTATCGGCAATCCAAGATAGACGATATTATCGCTTCCGCCGCGTCGGGAATGGCTTTTGTCAATAAAAACAAAATCGGTGGGGATGCGGGTATCCGGCAATTGGCGCAGAATAAAACCCGTCCCGATTACATTCATCCCGTTGATGGTTCTCCGGATGGCGTAGCGACACTGTTTCCCATCAATCAGGTTCCCGAGCATATTTTCCGGGAAGTAAACAATATCATCGATCTTTTCGATCGGGTAAGTCCGGTTACTCCCGCGTTGGAAGGTGCGGCGACGAAAGACGAATCGGGAATTTTGCTGGAAATGCGGCATGAAATAACCAAGCTCGGGACGTTGCGGCTTTATAACAACTGGCAGCAGTTTTTAATGGACAAAGCGGAAGCGTGGTACAATCAGGCCCAAATCACCTATAAAAATTTGTATCGTAAAGTGCCGTCGGCGAACGGAGCGGGAAGTGTCGAGTTTAACGTTCCGGCTTTCAGAACGACGGCTGAAGGAACGCGGGAAAAGGTGTATATCAATTCGATCGGCGATTTGCCGAGAGCGAAAGTGATCGTGACGCTTTCGAAAGCTTCACCGACGAAAAGAATGGCGCGACGGCTTGAATTGTTCGATACGACGAAAATGCTGTCGGCTCATCCCGAATTGTTCAAGAACGAAATCAGAATTCTCACGAACGATCTGATCAGTACGATAGAGCGTGAACCTGAAGAACAGGTCAAATTGGAACGAATGCAAACCTTGCAGGAGATGCGCGATATCCTTGAAATATTCACTCAAATCGAAAGTTTGAAAGCGCAAGGCATGGAAGCGCAAATGATGCAGAAAAGATTGAGCGATATGATGCAGAGCGCTCAGGGAGCCATGCAGCAAATAACCGGACAACAACAGGTTCCCGAACAATTCGAGACCGCGAAGAAACGGATGCCATTTACTCAGGAACAACCTGCGGCACCAACCGGAGAAAACGGAGGAATGAGGTGAAAAAGACGAAACCTGAACCGACGGATATCCAAAAAAATCTGGACAACAGGAATAAGACTTTGCAAGGATGCGAACATAATTCCTATGAAAGTGAACCTGATCCCGAACCCGATCTTATGCTGTTCGGCATAAGTGGCTGATTCGTTCGGGAATGAGGATTTTTAATAAATGATTGTCAAGAAAAAGCAGCCCGATAAGCAGCCAACTGTTTTTGACGGACCCAACTGCAATTCGAAAGGACGATTGAATGGATGATGTAGCCATGGAAACACTTGTTTTTACGAGTGAAGAAGAAAGACAGAAAGCTTTAATTGACATACCGGATGAACCGCCCCCCGGCGTTGACATCGAGGAATGGCAAAAGGAGCAGGACGAAAAAGTAAAAAAAATAGTCGAAGCTTCCATTTCCGAAGAAGCGGCTCCGAAAACGGAATCCAAAACCGATGAAGGACACCCTCCCGCGAAACCGGAACAAGAAGATAAGACGAAACAGCCCGTGGAGGAGGAAGACGAATACGTAGATTTTTCCGCGCTTGGAAAAATGAAAAAATCCGAATTGCCGGAGAATTTGCGTCCCTATCGAAGTCCTCAGGAAATCATCAAGCAGGCGGCTCACGCGAGACGTTATGCGAATAGTGCCGAGGATAAGATACGTCAATATGAAGAGAAGATCACGGAATTGCAGTCAACAGCCGGAAAAGTTCCTGATTTGCAGAAGCAACTTGAAGAACTTAAAAAGGCGACTGAAGACGCGAAGAAATCCGTTGAGCAAAAGCCTTTCATATCATCCGGGAAACGAGCGGAATTCAATACGAAATTGGATGAAATCAACGCCCGGATAGAAAAATTGAAGGATTACGGCGGAGAAGATGTTGATGCTCTTCAGAGTGTGATGTCCGGTACGGTCGAAGTTTTCAAGGATACTCTGGCCGAACTTGATTCGGTAAAGGATGAATTTACGAGTTATCGTAAAACCGCCGAATCACGATATGCCAATCTTGAAAAAAGCATTAAAAGCGTATCGGAAATGACCCAACGGGCTGAGGAAAAAAGAAAGTTGGAGTTTGAACAAAAAACAGCGGAAAGAAATCTGGAGGAGTTACAATCGAAGTTTCCCGAATTAAAGACGACGAAACCTTTATATGCCGACAACAGGGATGACCTTGAATCGGCGATCGTCAGAATGGCTGAAGTAGTATATGATAGAAAGCCGAAAAATTTTGATGAGATAAACAGGTTCGTCAGTGATTTTAATGCGAAAAATCCTGAACTTATTAAAATTTGTGAAAGGAACAGTATTTTCCCCGGCAATTTCGGCATTAATCCAAATGATATCCGGAATTACGGAATACTCATGAATGTTTACTGGAGGCAACGGGGAGAACGCATTGATCCTATGACCGGTTCCCGTATACCGGTTACCGATTGGAGAGGACAGAAAGTAACGTTTCCGGATTTCGCATCCACGTTTCAACATATGAAGGAAAGTGAAGGGATAACGACTGCGGAAAAGGAATTGGCGATTATTGAGGCTGAAAAAAAGGGACAGCAAAATCTTGATGCATCCCTTAAAAAACGCGATACATCACCGCCGACGCTCGAACCGACCGGTTTACCGCCTGAAGGACAGGGTTTGACTGAAAATCAGGCGTTGGAAATCATTGGTGAAAGAAAGGGCCGGATGACCGTTGACGAAGAAAAAATGGAACGGTTGTTACGGATCGGTGATAAGCGCGGATGGGATATGTTCAAAGCGTTGCAAGCAGCCCATGAGACTTTAGGAATGCCGATTCCGCAGCCGGAACCGTATTGGAGAAATTCTGCCTGATATTATCAGGCAATAAACTAAAAGGAGCTTAAAAATGGGTGTCAGGAATTACACCGATTTGAATACTCTTTCGGGCGGAAGTCTTGTTGTACGTAAATTCAGCAATACTCTCCGTCGGAGAGCTATTCCGAAATCGATTTATGCGAACATTACCGGTGAACGCATCATTTATAAACGGCAGGAATTGTCGATGCCTTCCGCCGTTATCGAACGTTTGTCACCGGAGGAAATCGGTGGAGCGAACAATGTTCGCGTCGGATTGAAAATGGAAGCGAATGCGAATATCATTCGCGGCAATGGCGTCGCGATGGGAACTGAAGTGGCTCCCGTCGTGAAGAGCGGTACATTATTTCGTAATAATTACCGCGTTGTTTTTCAGGACAAACCCGGATACGGAGAGCACAAACTCGACGCCGAGTTTTTCAATCTCTATGAGCAACATGCGAAGGATCTGGCTCCTCATGCGGCGGCGGAGGAAGACCTTGAAATTCATATGGGGCTTATCGAGACGAACGGATGGAACCTGCAATTCGGTTCTACGGCAAATACCTGTCCGGCGCAATGGAACCGGCACTGTTATGTTGCCAATGCCGGAACCATCTATCAGCAACCGCAGTTTCATCCGAACTGGGCAACGTATACCAACCGTATAGTTGCGGCGATTGATACCGCTTCCGGAGGGACGGGAACCTTTCCGCAAACTGCTGCTCAGATGCTGAGCGGACAGGTAATGGATGAGCTTGTCAGGTTCGCGTTCATGCGTAGATTGTGGCCGCTTTCGATCGAAAACAATCAGGCGTTTCTTCTTACCGTTTCCCAGCTTCAGGCGGCGCGTTTTTCGAATCCGCGATTCGTCGATACGCTTGGTTCACGGTATACCCGTGTTGATGATATCAAGGATAGCAAGGTACAAAACTGGTACGGAATGCTTGGCAAATGGGAAAGTGCCGCCGGAGCGACGATTTATCTCGTTCGTGATGACAGGCTCGCCACCCTTCTGCCGAGTGGTACGGCGGCTCCGTACGGGTTGCAGGCCAATTATATGTGGCCGACCGCCAACGACCAGCGGCAGCTTGAAAATCCGCTGGTAAGGGATGCGTCGATTCTTCACGGGGCTGGCGCTCTTTACCTGCTTGAACCGGAAAAAATGCACATGATATCTCAGGATTGGGATTACAACGTGCGTAACGGTGTCGGGTATGCCGGTGTACGAGGATATCAGCATATGCAGTTTGACAATACTCCCGTTGATCCGACGGGTGCTGCGAGAGAGTATTTCGGTTCGGTGCTTGTTGTACTCGGGCGTGTTGAAAACGCATGAAGTTGAAGTAAAAACAGTTTGTAAATTTTTGAGGGTAGTATCCCGCTTTGCGGGACTACCCTTATATCCATTAAAAAAGGGATGAATTATGAATGAACTGGCTGAAATTCTGAAGTCGCAGGAGGAACGGGACCGATTAAAAAGAGTCGAACAATTACGGCGAAAGGGAGAACGGTTCATACGTGTTCGATATAAAGGACCGATTATTCCTGAAATCGATCATGAAGGCATCTGTTACAATATCAGGCCGCATGGACTGAGAGATGTCGAAGCGTATGAATCATCGGATATAAATACCGGGCGGACGGAATGGAAATCGAGAAAAGGCGCTCGTGTTTTATACTTTCGCCAGACAGCAAGCGGGGATATTGAAGCTGACATATGGGATGATCCCGACGGCTGGAATCGAAGATACATCGCATCGCATCCCGACGATCTTGAGGTATTGGATGATAAGTTAAGAGAGGAAATCAGAGAGGAAGCCAAGAAACCATTCAAAGCCGAACTCAGTAGAAAAGAGCAATTGGAAAGAGACATCGCCGAAAAAGTGCGTGAACTCGAATTGATAAATCAACAGGAAAATGAAGCCGGAAACAGGAAAAGAGGAAGGCCGAAAGGAAGTGTAACGAATGGCATCAACGAGTCAACATCTGGCGTGGATAGCTCTGGAGTGCCACGGGTGGCAACCGGAGGGGACAGAGAAGGGAATACTTCCTCTTTATAATCAGGCACACCGGATACTGAACACGGCTGAACGGGAACAGAATCTTCTTTACGATTCCGCTACCGGAGATTTTCCTTTTATTGCTACCGCTGATAATACCTTTCAGTATAATTGTCCGGAAACCGTTTGGCAGGTTAAACATATCGTAATTGATTGGGACGCCGATCTGCCGTCGGCATGGACAAATGAATGGTTAGTTGAAGCACTGCACTTTGAGGGAATGGAATATCGGCGGATTCTCAATGTAAAAACCAGACCCGCGAGAGTAGCCGGAAGTGGAAACGTCACTCCGGCTATTCTCATGTTCCGAGGAGTAAATCCCGGAAATACCACTTCTCTGTTTCGCCGCATAGCCTATAAATTACCCACGGAAATTACCTCACAGAGAATACAGCATGAATGTCCGAGTCCGGAAGCGGAACAGATTTTGATGCAGGCTACAATGTCGCTTATCGATGCCGTCAATGATCATAAAAAACAATTGGCGGTAACGAAATATATCGAAGATGTTTTAAAGCCGAAATACTGGTCGGAACTTGATAATGGAGAACAGGGGATTTCGTTGTTTTGTACGAAAAGACCTTTTTGACGATTTGCTATGAGCAGACAGACAGACGATAATCTGGAAAACTGGAATCAAACCAATTTCGGTAATGGTTTGGTAAAGAATGCGCCGCATGAGGACATACCGGTCAATGCGGTCGCAGGATTGATCAATGCCCATTCTTTCGACACCGAAATACAGCCGAGATTGGCATCGTGGCTATGGTCCGATTTGCAACCTCCGCCTTGGAGGGATGGCTGCGGAAGCGAATTAAAAAATCTTTATATGAGCAAAGTTAATAACGTCGTTACCTGCGATCAGGACGTTTTTAATTATGACAGTGTAAGTTGTTATATCGCATGGCCGACCGATGACGGCGAATATTATCACGACGAAATAGCCGAATATATTTCCGAAAATCAGGTAAGGATGGCATTATCGGGAATTGACAGGGAATCGGACGGATGTTATATCCATGGCCGCTTGAATATTAATAGTTGGCATAAAATACAAAGAAAAAAAATATGGCAGTTCGGTAAAAGAGTATATACCAGCAGTTATAAATACAGGGGATATAGTGAATGTCTTTGTGTTTCGAGAAGAATGCCATCGAACGTCATATCCGATTGGGACGATTCCGACAATGACGGGGTATTCGGGAATTCGAACGGCATATTCAAGTTGAGTTTCGATCAAAGCGTCGGTATTTTCTGGCGTGCGAACGGGCCGGTTCCGCATATACTGCTTTATGGAAGACAAAGAAGAAAAGAGCATAAGCATCGTTACGATTATCTCTATTCCATGGCGAGAATCGCTGGAGCCGGAATAAGGGATAGAACGAATGCGAAACTGTTGCAGCAAAGCGGAACGACGCAATTAAATACCGATGTGATTCCAAACAGGGATTATTCGACGTATTGGAGAGAAAAACCGATAGGAAACAATGATAGCAGCGTTAAAATCGGTTGTCGTCTTACGTGCGCTGAAATGTCTGATGTCAATAAAGATCCCGCTTATTATCGAACGATTGCGGCTCCCGGTGCTTCTTTTAAATTTACCCACAATGAATACGAGGCTGAATTTATTGTTGATATGAGCACGACCGGAACTAATGTGCAGAGCATGCATGAAGTTGCTAATTCGCTGCAAAAAGGTATCAACACGTTGTTTCCGTGGATTGTCGTCAAATATAATGACGACGGTTACTTTACTTTTAATACGGGTCGCGAAAAAAACGCATCGATCGGTTATCTGGGAGCGGGTACTACCGGAACGGATATTTCAGGGGTAATAAAAGGAACTGAAGCTGATGGTGCCAAAATAAATGACCAATGGGAATATACCGAACCCAATCAGGTAGGAGTGTTTTTTATTCCGCTTGATCAAGATTATTTTGAATGGCACTGGACGCATTATACGAAATGGCGCACTACCGATATCAGTGAAAACGGGGCTAATCCGCGAACTACCGAAAACGGGGAAGAATTAACGCCGCTTAAATTTACATGGTGCGGCGATTTTCGCGTGGCTGCCGCCTTTTATGCAAGTAAAGCACACGGTATCGTTACTGCAATAGTCGGTACATTTGAAAAGGCCGATGAGGGAACGCCGCTTAAATGGGAGGATGGCGATACCGAAACCATTATAGAATATTTATCTCCAAAAAAAGTAAGGGTGGGAACCGATTATTACGGCGGGACGAAACCGTTACAGGCTTGCGCGATCGGCGCGGGACGGGTTATGCGTGCCTCGCAGGATGGATACATAGTTACTTTACATAATGTATATACGGATGATTATTTTTCCAAAACCGAATGTGATGAACGGAAAACGATATTCTGGTCCACCGGCTACGAATCGATTATCGTGGAAGTGATTTCCAGCAATCAGGTGCGGGTACATGAAAATTTGTCAAAAGAAATTCAGGGAATAACTCTTGATCCGATGTACCGGGTAATTACGGATATTACTACCGATGAAACACTGCGGAATCGCATGGATGAAAAGCATATCGGCTTATTGAATATGCGTTATAAAGAGGCAATGCCTAATTGCAATATTCTTCGGATGGTTCCCGGTTTTATGGTGACGGCACAGCGCGGCGATTCGTTGATTCATTATTGCGATCTTGCCAACAACATGCGATATAATGCCGGTTATTATTTGATGTCGAGACAGATTATCGACAAGATCGAAGGTTCGATACAGCTTATTCGCAAAGCTCCCAACTATATCCTTGTCTGGTGTATCGACAGTTTGTGGAGCATTCCGACCAATAATCCTGATGTTGAAACGTTGCCTGATTTTGGGGAATATTATGGTATTCTTCATGCCGATGTGGTTGACGAATATCTCGGTGCCATTGATTGGGGAAGTATACAGGAAATAGACAAGGGAACATTCGAACTTCTCTGTCATGATATGAGCGTACGTCAGGTTATCAATAGAACATATAGTGAAGACATGACGTTTAATTCGCTCGAACAGGATATAATCGCGAAGGATTTCAAAGAGTGCTGGAATATCGGCGCGAGCGCTTATGGGAGGACGCTCGGGCATGTATTCTGGAGAACTAGGAAATAACAAATGCCTATTATTCTTAATGATTGGACTCGGAAACTTGCCGCTGCTCCTTGGTCTGAACGCAGGTTAATGCGTGCCGTTTCAGTCGGTGATTATATTTATATGACCGGTGGGAATACGAATGCAGCAGGAGTGAGAGTTGCTGAAGTATGGAGAACTAGAGATGGAATATCATGGGAACTTCTTACCGATACTCCCGGATGGTCGGCGAGAGCGGCGCACGGATTCGTTTATTATAATGGACTTTTTTGGGTTTTCGGCGGTTCCGAACAAGCGGCATTTTTAAACGATGTATGGTCTTCTCCTGATTGTATAACGTGGACGGAAAGAACGGCTGCCGCCGCATGGAGTGTACGTCATGAATTCGCATACTGTTTACATAAGGGAGAAATCTATTTATCCGGTGGTTATGGCGGAGGATATAGACAAAATATATATAAAACATCGGATATGATCAATTGGGCACTTGTTGCGAATTTACCACAAGCGGTTCGTGAACATGTAATGCTTTCATTCGGAGGTAATTTATACTGTTATTATGGAGATAACGGCGCTTCATCAAATGTGGTGCATCGATCAATAGATAATGGAGTTAATTGGGTAAATCTTGGAAATGCAGCTTATGGAGTCAGAAGAGAACATTGCGGCTTGATAGATGGGGAGGGTGATAATTTAGCTATCGTCGGCGGTTATAATACAGCAACCAGTACATCATATCATGATGTATGGGAAACGGATGACGGATTTAATTTTACTGAAATTGCACAGATAAACGCATATACCGAAAGAAGTGATTTTTGTTTTGTTCATCACAATAAAAGGCTTTATATATTCGGTGGGACGCCGGATACCGGAGCGACATATTTAAATGACGTTTGGGAATCACCCGCCGAACCGTATGCGGAATTTAGTGGTTATCCTTTAAGTGGTATATATCCGTTAACCGTTAATTTTACTAATAAATCGTCGGGTTCGCCGACATCGTATCTCTGGGATTTCGGTGACGGAAAGACTTCTACCGAAGAGAATCCGACGCACCGGTATGATGCGCCGGGAGTTTATACGGTTACATTGAGTTCAACCTATTCTTATGGTTTGTATACCGAAACAAAAAAGGATTACATCACCGTAACGCTTGACTTTACTGGAACGCCTCGAAGCGGCGTCCGTCCTTTTGAAGTGACATTCAAATTATGAGTGGGATAATTGTTAAATATCTATGGACATTCGGTGACGGTGAAATTTCCAATGAAAAGGAACCGGTGCATGTCTATCGGATGCCCGGTGTATATACGGTAAAGCTTGAGGTATGGGATAATGACGGCAATCTTTTTTCTGAAACCAAAGTTGATTACATCTATGTCTATGAAAACAGTTACGCTCCCGGCGGAAGAAACGTTACCAAATCAGACCGGATTTATCGATTGGGCGTTCCGCAGGAAAAGAAACAGGGGATAAGCTGGAGTGAATATCAGGGAAGTGATTATCCCAATGCGATCGGTTTGATAGGAACCTGTAAAATATTTGATAACAATGATGAAGAACGGATAATCGTTACCGATTGCGATTCGTTCAAACATTACTGGTTGGGCAAGGAAGATCACTGGCTTGACGGCGGGAATGAGGATTATGGCGGAAGTGAAATTGAATCCGATATTTTATTCAGAGAGCATGTTCCGCCCATCGAAGCGACTGCTAAATTACGGCATTCTGAAAGTCATGCCAATTTAAAACCGTGGTATAAAGATCGAAGAAATACCGGCGATTATAATGTATTCGGTTTCAGGAAAAATTTCAAATCAAGCATGTATTTCCGTGAGGATTCGAGTCCGGAAGATCGGGCGGTAGTAAAATATTTCCCGAGAAAAGCGCAGATAGTTTCTGATCGGCATATAGAGAGCGAAAGCATACAGGCCGGATTGAGACTTATTGGAGCACCGTGGCGATTGGTCAATATGCAGCAATGGTATGAGCAGATCGATACCGCCGCCGCGCCGCCCGAAAAGCAGATGAGTGAAAAGACATGGGCTGAGTTGATGGCCGATTCGATCATATGGATCGGCAGAAGTATTGAACTTGTCAGTCTGGAAGATGGCTCCCATAAAATGCCGTGGGACAAGGGAAGCAATCAGCGGACAACCGGAAGTTTTTCCGGGGTAATCGGCGGTCCTGATGGGGTTACACGATCGGCGATCGTATTTAATGCTTCCGAAAGTATGAGCGTGGATACGGATTTACCCTCAGGAGACATGAGTATCGTGTTATGGGTAAAATCTCCGGCGTCTTCCTGTACAATAATCAGCAATGCCGATTTGACAATCAAATTGATCAAAAGCGGGTATGGATGGAATCTTGATTGGGATGACGGGGTGAATAACTGGAAGGTCGCGTTAAGCGCGGCACTGACGCAATGGACGATGATTACCATTATCCGCCATGAAACGACGGTTGAAGTTTATGAAAACAAATCGTTCGCGAATACACGGCTTTTGAAAACGAATCGATCGTATGCTGGTCCTATTGAATTTTATTCCGGTTCGGTAATCGGATTCGAACCGCGAATTGTCGGATCAATATTGACGGCGGATGCGATCGAGTGGTTATACAATGATGTGATTGAAAATCAGGGAAAATCAACCTGTGCAATGTATTGATAGAATATGACAAAATCAATTATTACTAATTCCCGTGATCTACTTAATGCCATTGCCAAAATGGAAAGGGAGATGAATGGCATTTCGGATGATATACGGAATTTGAAATCCGCCAAAGCGACTATTAATCAACCGACAAATAATCAATTGCTTACATGGGATTCCGAAATATCCATGGTTGAAGACAGTCTTTGGCAACTTCCCGCAGCCGATGGCGCTGCCAATGAAATCATGTATACCGATGGAGCGGGAAATCTGGCTTGGATCGCTCCGGGAGCGGCGGCGGTCGCGGGAGCGGATACGCAGGTACAATACAATGCCGGAGGCGTCATGGCTGCCGAAGCGGCATTTACCTATAATTACGGTACGAATACGCTGACTACCGACCATATTCAGGCAACAATTGATTTCGCGCCGAGTGCGGCTGATGGAGCGTCGCTTGGAACCGCTGCCCTTGAATTTTCAGATCTTTATCTTGCTGACGGCGGAATCATTTATTTGGGTGACGATCAGGATGTAACGCTTACCCATATTGCCGATACCGGTATACGCATTAATTCAACCATGCAACTGCAATTCAGGGATGCCGCCATTTATATAGCGTCGCTTGACGATGGGCATCTTGATTTGAAAGCTGATACGCAGATTGATTTGAACAGCGCGGTATACCTCAATGTTTGTGCCGATGCGGGAGCGGATGTCAATGCATTTCTCGTGAGGGATGCCGGAGGGTTTATTGATTATCGCACCGGTACGGAATTGCTGGCCGATCTGAGCGGGGATGCCGGAGCGGCATTTTCCTTTAATAGTCAGGATGTTACCAATGTAGCTACACTATATGGCGCTTATGTTGATTTGACGAATTGTATTGATTTGGTAAATACCATATCGGCGATTACCGGTGTTGTAAGAAAGAATGGTGATAGATTTATTCATGATTTTAAGCATCCGACCGGCGGGGGAGCAATTCCGGTCGGACATAATTTGTTTATAGGAGAAGACGCCGGTAATTTTACTATGGGTGCAGCGGCAACGAATATCTCTGAAGCTTCATACAATTTGGGTATTGGATGGAAGTCATTATTAAGTGTAGCTCTAGGATATAATAATATAGCTATTGGACCGCAGGCTCTTACAAGTTTAACGGATGCCCCTTATTGTATTGCTATAGGAAGAGATGCTCTGGCACTTTGTACAACCGGAGGGAGTAATCTTGGAATAGGTTATTCAGCTTTATATAAAAATACTACAGGTAGATATAATACTGCTATTGGGCGTCAGGCTCTTTACAATTGCGATGGTGGTGAATATAATTGCGGAATATCCACTCAGGCTTTGAATGCATTAGCGGGAGGAGATTCTAATTGTGGAATTGGTTATAGAGCCTTATTTAATATAGTCGATCCAGATTATAATGTAGGGATCGGACATTATGCCGGAGCTTATATAGTAGGTGGAGGCAATAATACAGCAGGAAGTAATTCTATATTTATTGGAGTTGATACTCGACCTGCTGCTAATGGCGAAACCAATGAAATAGTTATTGGATATCAAGGTAACGGTATTGGCAGCAATACGACGGTAATCGGCAATGCTTCAACGGTTACCGCCAGAATATACGGCGATATTCAAATCGATTCCGATACCGATATGATAATATTCGGCGACGGTCAGGATGCCGGTATTTATTACAACGGTTCCAATTTAGTTTACAATTCAACATTAGTAGGTGCGGGAGCACATGCGTTTACCGGCACGGTAAGACTTAATACCTGTGCGGACGCCGGGACGGATACCGACAAATTTCTTGTTCGCGATGCTGCGAATAATATTGACTATCGCACCGGGGCGGAACTGCTTGCTGATTTGAGCGGAGATGCGGCGGCATCTTTTGATTGGAACAGTCAGGAACTTGATAATGTTGGATGGCTTGGTATTAATACCGCAGCAGACTCGAATCGGTATATAAATATTGATGATGCGGCGTTGTCGTTTACGAGTACGTTTTATGGAATATATCAGTCTTTGACAAAAACGGCGGGGGCTAGTGATGCTGGAGATTATTATTATGGTATTTATAATGTTACGGAATTAAATCAGGCCGGTGGAAAAATAGGATATGCGAGAGGAATACAGAATGAATTTCAACTGACAGATGGCGATATTGGAGATGCTAGTAATTCGAGAAATTTGATGTCTATATATAGTTTCCTTGATTTAAACGGTGGAAAAATATATGGGGATGTTCGTGCTGGTTATTTTTCCATAGATCAGGAAGCGGGAAATGAAATAACAACTGATGCGGTTGGAGTACGGATATACGCTGATCTTGATGGTACCGTTGGTGGAATATCCTATATGCTGCATTTGATTGAAGGCAATGGCATTGATTACGGTATTTATCAGGAGGGGGTGGCGCAGAACAGGCTGGGTGGAATATTAGATATTTGGTCAAGCGCTAAAACAATCTTTCTTGGTGCTGACGAAGGGTTAAATACACGAACCGACAACACAAATAAACGTTGTCATATTCAGTGCACCCAATACGATACCGACGCTGACGGAATGGCAATTTTAGCGACTTTATGTAATGTCGGTCAAAATTTGTTATTGATTGGTGGTCGCGGTTCAATGACCGGTAACGCTCCGACTGCCATATATTTTACTACATCCGCAAATACAACCGCCGGAGCTGGTGCCTCTGCACTTGGAATAGAATCGGATGGGGGAGTTTATTTATATATAGTCAAGTCCGGTGCAACGCAAGCGGCTGCCGGAGCATCGGCAGGTGAAATTTGGGAAACTTCCGGTCATGCATCATTGCCGGATCACGTTTTAATGTTGGGAGCTTAAATGTCAAAAAATTACACGGCAACAAAAATGGATGAGATTACCATACGTATGCGAATTCCCGCATATTGTCCGGAAACGGGTAAATATCATGCGGGTTCGATGCAGATGATTGGTATAGCGAAAAATGGTGTTATGAAAGTACCCGTAATAATGGATATGGAATATCTCGGTTCCGAAAAAGATGTTCCGTGGACGCCGAGCGAAATATATACGGCATTGACGAATTACAGTAATTTTAATACAATGCTCGCGAATAAATTAAAAGATCTTTATGTCGAAGGTATAAACGAAGATATTACGTGAGGAGAATCTTTATGTCAAATGGCGGTGAAACGAATGTTCAACAGAAACAACAACCGGTCAGTTTGGAACAAATTGAATTGCGAACACGGAGAATAGTTGATGAATTAAATGGGGTAATTACTTTTTTATGCAAAAATTATGCTGCGTTGGCACAGGAAAATGATCAATTGAAAAAACAGACATCGAAAATAAAAAATGGCTCAAAGAAATGAAATTCAATCGCAAAACATTCAATTGGATATGATTGATCCGAAAAATCCGGAATCGTTGATGCAATTGATTGAATGGGCGAAACAGACATCCGCCAAACAAAAGGAACTGCAACGGCAGATAGACCGATTAAACCGGTGGGTATATCCTCAGTAAAGGAGTGAAAGATGTTGAAATGTTATCCTGTAAGCGATGTGTGGCTGCGAACGAAAGACAAAAATGCGCCGGAGTATTGCGACATCGATGAAATAAGAAACGATCCGCACGGCAATGTACGGCAACCTGAAAATGTACTGGTCGGCGCTCCGAATTATCCGAACAGCGCTTACTTGACATGGGTGCTTGCGAATGATCCGAACGTATTTACTTTGCAGGATGGCAGCACCCCGACGAGAATGGATCATATTATTGCGGCGCGATTCAACGATACGAAAATCCGGGTGGGTGATGTCGATAATGGAAATAATATCAAAGGGATATTGAAATACAACAATATCGTTACCGTTGGTGAATATACCGGCGGCATTCTTCATGAGGAAGTGTATCGTCGAATATACCGCAAGGGAACGACCGTGGAAAAATTATGGTTCATGGGGTGCTAATAAAGGACATGTAAAATGACTTCGAGCAATTATCCATTTCTGGCCAGAAACCAGAAAACGGAAGAGGAACGTCAGAAAGAGAATATCGATGCTCTTTGGGACCGGTTGGGAGTAATCGGTCTTCCCGGCAAGCAATCTTTTTTCACAGGATACGGCAATGACAAACAGTTGCAACCGGAAAGACCGACCGGCATATTGAATACCAATCAGGGACCGAAAACCGTTCATGAAGGCGAACAGGTGAACATCGAACCTGATGGTCAATTCGGTGTTATTCCTGCGTCGCAATTGGGAGGACAGGAAAATCTCCAGACTATGGAACGTGAAAATAATATGGAGGGTTATCAGTTGGGGAAATCTCCCGATGATAATACCATCATTGACGATACATATAAACCATATACTACCCGTGGATTGCAGCGTCTTGAACGGTACGCCGATTATGAAAGTCCGGTGAATACCGCTATCAGGGAAGGGGAACGGGAGCGTTTTGCCGGTGAAGCGGTAGCGGCGAAAGGTGCATTGGCTCAGGAACAGGCGCAGATGGGAATTAAAGGAAGGGAAGCTGCTACGGAAGAGGCGCGGCTGGGAAGACAGATCGGTGCTCAGGAAAATGAGCTTATGACAAATTTGAGAAAGCAGGAATCGGAACAGGCGTTTACCGCTGCACGACAATTGCCCGGAGAGGCGATTACGGCGCGGGGAGTGGATTTTGAAAGACAGAAATACGGCGATCAGGAATTTACCCGTATGGCTGATGATGCGCAAACCACATCGTATGAAACGTGGAAGCAGAAATATCCGAATGCCACTGAAGAGGATTATACGACGGCGAGAGAGTATAAAACACGACAACTTCAAAGCATGGATATAGGGATTCAAACGCAGAGTGAAAATTTATATCAGCTTAAGAAAAGCGATCAATGGAATGATGCCGAACAATTTCTTAATGCTGGAGATTATGACAATTATGCGGCACTTGTAAAAAAGATTACGGGACGTACTATCAATTACACGCAATTCGTGGAAGACCGTGATTATGTTTTGAAAACTCGCGAACAAACCATTACCGCAGGTGATATCGCAAATGATGCCGCCCGATACGGATTGAACGATGCGGAGATGCAATCCGTTGTAAGGGATATAAACAGCGGTGTTCCGGTTGATACCATCAATTCTCAATATGGTACGGAATTTACTGAGGACGACAGGGATTCAATCGCCGCGAGATACGATTCTGAATTGTTGTCATTGAAAAACAGAGTGGGCGATGAGATATACAATTCACTTCAGGAGATGATTAACGGTGGATCGTCGCTTGAAGCGATCAATGATCGCGCGAGATATTATGGAATGGGAGAAATATCAACTTCAGAATACATGAAGATGCTGGATGCGACGCCGCTTGGAGAACGTACGTGGGAACGTAATCTACAATATTCGAATATGCTGCTTCAATCTCAGGACCCCGATAATATCATCAAGGCGCAACGCATACTCAAAGAACTTTTTCCGTTCATGGGTTATGACGTTACTTTTGATGTCGATCAGCTTATTAACGATATCGGGGCGGAAAGATTCGCCGGAGCATTGACGGATATGTCAACACTAGCTTCGACCTACGATACATGGGAGGAAGCCAAAGCCAGCGCTGAAGGATTGAATCTTATCGAAACGCTTGGAGGCGGACGGGAGGATGCCGAAGGTAATGCGATGAGGATGTTTCAGAGTCTTAAAATGAATGCGGTGGATGAACAGTGGGATGCTATTGAACAGTCGGATTTCTATCAGGGATTGTTGAGAAGTAATCCCGATGGAGCGGAATTGATCCGGCAGACATTTACCAAAGGACTTACCGGAGAACTTGAATTCGACATCAAACCGGTTTATAACGTAACTGATGAAACTGGAAAATTTGTACAATCGTTTGACAATATCGTTGACGCCAACAAGTTTTTAAGTGAAAACGCCGATAAGGGATATATCGTAAATGAAAGTTCAAATTACATTTACAAGGATATCGTATCTGGCAATACGGTAACGGTAAATAACCAGACGGGAACGACGACGACAGGTAATGAAGGTACGACCGAAACGGTGCAAACCGTGGCGGCAAGATTTAAAAAGGCCGGATCGGATTATTCGGAAGTGGATGTACAGGATTTTTTTGATGAAATGGGAAGACTTCCTCTTGACACAAAAGAAATGGATGAATGGGATGCGAAAAGATACGGAATCAATTTTTGGGATAGGGTTGAAACCAGTTATCCCGATGGTAATTTGAGTTTGGGAGGAACAAGGCCGAATATAGGCGAGGAAGATTTAAACAAGATACTTGAAGCAAAAGCAAGCGGAGATAAAAGAGCCGATAAATTTTTCATGGTGGAAGAGGATTTAAATCGTGTTCTCAATGCTAATAGTAAATATACCACGAATTCAAGGAAGGGAAGTAATGCGGCGGCGGCTCGAACGGAAGCATATACAAACGCCGCAAGGGAAATCAGGGAAGCGGTAGGTAATAATACCGGAAAAATAGTTGAAACAAGTAAAGGAACGTTCATCATTTTAGGATTAAGTTCTGATGATACGATTAAATTATATGATCCGCAAAATAAAAATAACGTTTATCTTGATCTGGCTACTATTATACAAAAAGGAACTGAAACTGCATTGTCACAAATGACTGAAAAGCCGAGTTAATATAGGGAGAGATTATGTCAATAGCGGCGGCGGTAATAACGGGAATAGCGGGAATCGCTTCGACTCTAATAGGTGGCGGTCTTCAAATGAGGACTCTTAAACGGGGAGAAGCGGCGGCCAAGGAACAGTATCAAGGAGAACTTGCCGAAAGCGCACGGCGTTTTAATCTTGAAGCGGGACTTTCACGGCAATCGCTTTCTCTTCAACGGCAAAATCTCGCGGAACAGAAACGGCAGTTCAATGAATCATTGGGTTTGAAACAGACGGAACTTGCCATGACAAAAAACGAATACGCGAGAAATGCTTTTAGGGAACAGGTGAAAAATCTTACCGGCATCCTTGATAAAAACGAGCAATTAAAGGATTTATATATAAACCGTCTTAAAGGATTGAGGAATTAATATGCCTTACGATCCATATCAATTTTCAGTGGCAAGAGCGAATGTTATCGGCGGTATGACTTCCGGTATTGAAAAAGCCGTAGTGGATACCGCTTCGAGAATAGCCGAGATATCGAAACAAAAAGGTATCAATGATAAAATAAGAGGTCTTTACAAAGAGACGGTAAACAGATTTGTAACGGAAATGAAGGAAGCCGATCCTTCCATATCGGATGAGAAAGCCAGAATTACCGCTATGAGAAAATTGCCTTCTCCCATGGAAGGTATTTCGAGCGAGGATAATTTAAAAAATCTGTTGGCTGCTTCTTTATCGGCGGATAAATATATTGAGGAGTTGCAGAAAAAAACAAAAGCCACGCAATTTACGAAAGCTGCTGAACAGCCTGTTTCCGAAACAAGACAGATACAAGCTGAAGGACCGCCTATACAACAAGGCGAACGTACCGGTGAAGTTCCCATGGAACAGCAAACAATTCAGCGTCCGATGAGATATGAAGAGTATGAAAAAGGATATGAAACATTGGAACCGGAAACGCGAAAAATGATTCCCGAATCGGTTGGAGCGCGGGTAAAAACCACTGAATCTGTTTATCAACAACCGTTAAAAACATTCGAGACTGAAAGAGAAGCATCGGTAAAAGAGCGGGAAAATAATATAAAAACGATGTCGGGGATCGATAAGGGTGCCGGATTTCATACGGCGATAATTGAAAGTCAGAAAGCGGTGGATAAATTAAAATCCAAAAAATCGACGCTTGAAGATTTGATAAAAACCGTCAGCAAATCCGAAGGTTTATCCATGAAACAGATCGAACAGGGAAAACAAAAAGATCTGGAAATGGAAATCGATCAGATTTCTCAAGAACTTAATATCCCGCAACAGCTCGCGCATAATGATGAATTTTTAGGACGTATGAAAGAGGATATCGATCGTCTTGTTGCGAAAGAAGAGGATTGGCAGAAAGGTTGGGAAACCGCTTATGATGAAATGAAAAAGCGGGAAGAAATGAATGCACGGAGAAAAGGAGCGCCGACACCGACTCCCGATTGGAAATTAGGTAAAGAGTTGCAGAATGCTTTAGAAAAAATGGCGAAACAGCAATTTCCCAATCTTTTTAAAGTTATCGAAGGCGAATATGGTATTGATGTTCTTAAGCAAACAAGCGGTATTGCTGAAGCGGCGAGAGCAATTTTAAGAGATCCGCAAAAAAGAATAGCTCTGGCTTATGCTTTTCCGGAAGAAGTGGGAGCGATAGCGCGGGCGAAAGGTGCGCCGCGTCCATCTGATGCTGAAATTCAATCGGTATTAAATGAGATGCAGCAATTACAAAATCAAGTATATGGAGTTATCGAAAAAACGCCTTCATCGCAAAGTGAGGATATTTTTAGCGGATTGGGCGGATTGCAGTGAAGCAATATACGGTTGATGAATTTGCGGAAGAACTTAAAAATAAATATCCGCAATACAAAAATCTTGATAATAATATATTGGTGGAAAAGGCATTATCAAAAAAACCTGAACTTGAACAATATATTATAAAGGAAGAAACCACTCCCGTTTCTTCTCCAACCAAATATACCGTCAAAGAATTCGCCGCCAAATTAAAGGAACTTCATCCGGAATACGCTTCAATTGATGATAAGGAATTGGTTGATAAAGCCATAGAAAAAAAACCCGATATTAAAAATTATATTGAGACGCCTTCTCTTCTTGAACGGGGGAAAGAATTTGTTGGGAAAGGCGTGGAAGCGATTAAAGGTTTTGCGGAAAAAATTATTTTTCCATCAGAACCCGGCAATATTGATTTATCAAATAGACCGATTGTAAAAAATGCCGATGGTTCAATAAGTACCGTTCGTTCTATAAGTTTTAATGAGAATGGAAAAGAAATTCTTATTCCGACTATATCTAATGATGGAAAAATATTGACTGATCAGGAGGCAATTGAACAATATCATAAAACAGGTAAACATCTTGGAAAATTTAATTCGATTGAAGAAGCTAACAAATATGCTGAAAAGTTGCATCAATCACAAGAGCAACGTTATTCAGAATCGAAAAAACCAATTGGCGCAACGCGATCTTTTGAACCTTCTGAAACAATTGAAAAACCGGAACAAAAACCGGAACCGGGACAAATTCCCATTCCTCAATTAAGCGCTGAACCGCAAATAAAGGCTATCGAATCAAGATTTTATAGTATTCAAGATTCCCGTGCAAAAGCGCTTGAATTGAAATCTTTGCCGTTGGATACAAGTATTAATCTGATTAACAAATTGCCTGATGATCAAAAAACTGCGGTAAATGGAGAGCTTGAAAAATTATTAAAAGAAGATAAAGAAGCGAATGCTTTTGCTATGGGGATATTGCAATCAACTTTGGCACCGACTTTTTTTCCGAAAGAAACCAAAAGGGAAATAGAAAAAACACAACAGGCCGCTCCGATACGATTCGGTGTAGGGCAATTCGCTGGAACGGCAAGTCAGGCTTTGATTGGCGCGGGCGCATTGAGTAAGCTTCTTGGAAAAACAATCATTTCAAAATCTCCTTTATTGACTAATGCCATTACGAGATTAACTACCGCCGGTGCGATCGCCGCTGAACAAAATATAGGAAGGAAAGAAATCGGTGAGGCTATAGGAGATGTCGCGCAACAGAGCGGGGGAGGATTGGTATCGATAATTCCCGAAATTGTCGTTCCTGCCGGACCTTTACAATTAATAGCACAACCTCTTGGTGATTTGGTATATGATATCGTTTCCGGAAAAATAAGGGGACAGGATGTCGGTTCAAAAAGATGGTGGAAAAATGAAATAATTACTCTTGCCTCATCCGCTGGATTCGCTATAAGGGATGTTGCTTCAGGGAAGACATTTGAAGTACAGCAACAAGCACAACGGAATGAATTAAAAAAGCTTCTCAATTCCGGAAAAACGAAAGAGTGGGAACTTACCCCTGAAGCAAGTCGGCGTATTGATGAGAATGTTAGTAAATGGATTAAAGAAACAGAATCACCACCAAAATCTAAAGTAATAACTGATGAAGAATCAGAATTTATAGCAGCAAATAAAGGTGTAATGGCAGGTAGAATAAATGTTAAAAAACCACCGACGGAAATAGAACTTAAAGCCGTAGATGAAGAAGCACGAATAAGGGAGGAAATAGAACGGCTTACGGAATCGAAACCCGTTGAAAAGACGATTCGATTCAGATCGGATGAAATGAAAAATGCCGATAATGAAATGAATAAAAGATTGCAGGATGTATCCGAATTCGAACGAGCGGAGGCGCAGAAAGGTTTTTTACAGCTTCCCGGAGAAAAAAAAGTTATTGAAGGAGGAGAAAAAAAGGTTGCGGAAACATTGGAAGCGGGAAGATATGAATCGTTAAATCCCATTGAAAAAATAAAAAAATCAATTAATGCCACGATCGGATCGATTAAAAAAAGCTTTACCAAATATGAAAGTGATGTTGAAAGCTATCCTCAATACAGGGATGATCGGCGTACTGAATTCGATACAATGAGAAGAGGATTGTTTGAAACGGTTGCTAAATATCGTTATGCATCTCTGTCAAAATTGTTTAAAAGTGAAGGAAAGCGGGGAGTCAGAAAAGCAACGGATATTCTTTTATTGAGAAATTTGAAATTGCGGGGATTAAAAGGTCAGACGCTTGAGAATGATTTAAGTGTTGAACAGGTGCAAAACCATTTGGATTGGGTTGAAAAAAATTCAAGTAAAGAAGTTCTCGATGCCGTGGAAGATATGAGAACGGTTTTACAGGGTATTGGTAAAGAACTTGTAGCGCGTGGTAAATTGCCGGAAGCGGCTCTTGAAGTAGATTATTTTCCTCATAAGGTTCTTGATTATACTCCTGAATTTATGCTTGGTTTGAAAACGCCGATGAATAGAAAATTCGGCGAACCATATCGACCGTATACAAAAAAAGCGGTCGGATCGAAACGATTGATATCATCTGACGACAGCGTTGTATGGACCCATATCGCAAAGGTTTTAGCTGATAACGCACAAGAGGATTGGTTTACAAAGCAGGCATTGAAGTATGATGCCACGAGTCGTGTTACGCCGGAAGAACGTCAAAAGTTTTATAAAGGGTATGAAACGGTAATAAATGGCAAACGATACAAGGTGATGGAATGGAAGAAAACGAGATACCGGGCGCGTGCAATCAGTGAAGGTTTACTGGAAAAAGCGCAACAGGAAGATATGCTCGTTAAGGATTGGCTGGAAACGAAAGGGCCTTTTGGAGGAAAACCGGTAAGAGAAATTACGGCGATGGGTAAACCTCAATTGTATTTATTACCGAAGGAAATAGCCGTTGATCTTGATAATCTCATTGAAAAAAGTCCGCCTTTTATGGATGCGATTTATAATATCGGACATTTAACTCAGAAATGGAAAGGTTTCACATTAGCGACGGCTGCATTACCGTATCAGATGGGTAATATAATGGGTGACGGGATATCAACATTGGTTTTTGATCCTCATGCATATACTTATTTACCGCAATCCAGCCGTGTGGCGATGAGAATATTTTATCCTCAAGGCATCGGTAAAAATATTACTCTGAATAGTTTTGAACAGAGATTATACGATGTTGCTTTGCAAAAAGACGTTGCTCGAAGTGGAATGACATCCGAACTCAGATATGGGATTTTAAAAAGTTTGTCCGAAAAATATAAAACGGCATCGGAATATCGGGAATCCTTGATGCGGCTTTCCATATTGGCACATCAGTTGGACAGGGTAGATAAAGGTGAAGCGGTACAAAATCTGGCTGGATTGAATTTAGAAGGATTGGATAATGAATCAGCGGCTGGGAAAGTCGCGAGAGAAGTATTGGTTGATTATTTGGCCGTACCAAGATCATATCAATTGTTTCTCAGCCGGGGATTGATGCCTTTTGTACGTTTTCATGAAGGGAATTTTCGCAATTATGCACGGGCGATCACGAGAAATGAAGGAACGCATAAAGCATTAAAAACCGCAACGCCGATCCTTGCCGCTTATGCGGCGCAATGGGCGTATAATAATTTGTCTGAAAATAAAAAAGACATGGAAATGCAATTGCCCGATTATCTTCGCGAACGGTGGCATCTGAATTTATTTAAAAACAAGGATGGCAATGTAGTCGTTTGGGCACCGCAACAACCGGTTGACATGGCGATGAGTTGGCTTGGTTTGGATAAAATGAATAAAATCGCTTCAGATATGAAAGCTGGAAGAATTACTCCGAAACAGGCTGCCGGAGAATTTTGGGATGCCATACGCGGCGGGGCATCCGAAAATATCGGTTCTTTAATGAATCCGCTGATTCAAGCGTGGCAAGGGTTGCAATCAAACGAAGATCCATTTACTCATCGTAAAATAATGCCGGATGCGGTACATAGGGAAGGGATATTCAGCAAATATGGAAAACGATATACTATTGGTTATTTAGGGGAAAAACTCATTACGCCGATCGCTCAATATACCCGTACCAAAAAAGGCGGCGATCCGACGAAAAATCCGTTATTGGATTGGTTAACGGAAGGACCGTTTAATATAAAAAGAGCTTTCGGTATTTATGAAGTAAATCCATTGACTCAAAAATTATCGGAACATTTCGAAGTTGCGGGACCGATAGAGGCGGCGAATGAATATTATCGAACGAAGTTTTATGATATTCTGGATGAATACGGAGATAATGTAAGTGAGGGTTTGAAAGCCCGGAAAAATAATGTGGCATTAACCGATAAACAACAAAGGGCGATTAATGATGTTGAAGCGTTGGTGAAGACCGCCAAAGAAAACGGTTTCGAAGGGTTGCAATTGAATACATGGTTCAAAAACAATACCGCGCAGAGAAAAATAATTGATTCCGAATTGCGGAATACGACCGATGAAAACAAAAGAAAAGAGTTGATCAACAGAAAAAAGGAATTGTTAACTGGTAGTCAGGTTGAGTATATGAAAAAGGTGCCTAAAACGGGACAGAGAAAATACGTAACTGAAATGCAGCGGCGTAGTGCCATGCCGGGGAATGAATAACATGATACATCCTGAAGTGCAGGGAGCATTAATAGGCGTGGGAGCGATGTCTATCGCCCATATAGGTAAAATGGGATTTGATTATTTAATGCTGAAATTAAATAAAAATGGAAAAAATAAAAATGGATTTTGCAAAGAACATTACAGGCTTGTCGAAACTCTTAACAAATTGGAAGAACATTATAAGGAAGAAAAACAAATTTTTTTATATAAAGAAGCCATAAAACAGGTTAATAAAGAAATCTTAAATGGTGCTTTGAAATAAAATATTGGGGGGATGATGGATAAACCCGGCTGGATACTCGCGGCGATAGGAACGGTTTTCGTAATGTGGATGTTACTGTATCTGATTTACTATTGCAAGTGATAGCATGAAAATTCGAAATCTTTCGGAATTGAATAAATATCCTATTCCGGAACATATAAAGCAACAGATCGTTGATGCATACCGAAAAAAAAAGAATGGAGATAATACTCCCCATTCCGTTACCGACATGGAACCGGCTTCTCGAAATGAATCCGTTTCAGCGTATTCGGGTGAGACATTTGATTCACCTGTTCATATCGATATTTATTCTACCCGAAAGCAAAAGACCGACATTGATAACATATCGGGGAAAGCCGCAATCGACGGAATCGTTAATTGCGGAATACTTGAAACTGATTCGCCCGACCAAATCGAAAGCTATCAGGTCCATAAGCCGGAAATATCGCCGGTAGAACAGACGGTGATAGTGATTGAGGAGGTATGATGCGCCTTTGCTTCGCACGACCAAACGATACTTAGCTTTGCTTTTGCTGGGCTAAACACAACAATGCCCCACATTGCCTTTGCAAAACAATGCATTGCATTACTTCACTTTGCCTTTGCAACACAATACGCAACACTACCATGCTCTGCCTATGCTCTACTTTACATAACATGACCGCACTTTGCCTTTGCATTACATTACATTACCACGCCTTTACATTACCATACTCAACACCACCATGCTCCGCCTATGCTTCACACGCCGCTACTTCGCTTCGCTTTGCCTTTGCATTACTTCACTACACTATACGGTGCTTTTGCATTACTCCACTACACCTGACTCCGCATTGCCTTTGCAACACTATACATTGAATAGCCTTTCCAATGCATCGCAATACTTAACTATGCTGATCCTTTGCTAGCACAGCTTCACCATACACTACTTTTGCTTTGTCGTACTGAACGGAACTTTGCCCAACCATTGCAACACATGGCTATACTGCACAATACAATACCTTCGCATGGCGATACGAAACAAGGCTTCACACTTCCTTTGCGTCGCTAAACCACGCAAAACTATGCCTTTGCCGTATTGAACGGAACTTCGCTTTGCCTTTGCGGCGTAAAACTACGCTTCACTCAGCTTCTGCTTTACGCAACGAAACAGCACTATGCTTTACCTTTGCCATACAGCACATCACTTCGCTTTTGCTTGGCCACTCCTAACTATTCTGTGCCTGTGCCACACGATACAACGCCTCGCCAAGCCTGTGCTTTGCTCCACCGTATCCGGCCCTGCTTTACCAAACCATTACAACACAGTGCAGTACAAGGCTATGCCTGTGCTTAACTATACTAGACTTTGCCTGTGCCAAACATGACGAGACTTTGCCTGTGCTTAACTTTACTTTGCTTAACGGCACCATACCACGCCTGTGCTCTACTAAACATCACTGTACTTTGCCTGTGCCATACACCACCCTGCAATACATGGTATTAGCGATGTTTGACCGCACCGGGCATTCCTATACTTTGGATTGCCTTTAGCTTTTTAAATAATTGACGGTAAAGCGGCCTTTTCCACTGTTTCGCCACTGTCCGATGCCGCGCAATTGGCCATAATCAAGCCATTCGCGTACGAACTTTTCATGGCTGTCACTTAAACACTGAATTTCCAATTCGCAGGTGCTTCCTGCGGGGACGGTTTCACTGTTCGCCAAAGCAATTCTCTCGCCCTGTGCGGTATTTCCGCGAAGAGGACGTTGACAGTTTCCCATCTTGCCTTTTACTTTGATGGCAATCATTCTCGGGTGAACGAAAATACATCCATCGATCACCTTTTTATACGCTCTTAATTCTCCCTTCTTTCCTTTACCCGATTCGGATTTTGACGCCTTATACGTTTCGAATCCCTCACAGCGCATGAGAGCGGCGCAGGTATCCTTGAAAAACCCCTTCCACTGGTAATCCCAAAAGATGGGATTACTATCCTTATCGCGTGGAAAAATAGTCATTGCTTTTTCAACAACTTCTTCTATCCCGATCGCTTCCACTTCTTCTTCCCGCGACAGCTTATCGGGAGCCTTGCTTGCTATATACTCCGCATGGATTTCTTTTGACGGACTTGCTGTTCCCAACACTTCTTCTTGGAAAGTGATTTTTACTTTGAGCGTTTTCATACTGAACCTTTCTGATAAAATTGAGGGTTGATTTACCTTTGCATAACTTCACAACACATTGTTTTGCCTTTGCGTTGCCAAACTATTCCTTGCTCAACTCTGCCGTTGCAAAACACCACATTGCAATACAGCACTTTACAATTGCGATACATCTCCTTTCTGTTTGAACCATTTGGTTTTTTCTTTATAATATTTTCTACTCTCCTCTCTTGTTTTATTTTTTGTTTCTCTATACATTTTGTCACGGGTTTTTCTTATGAATCTCATTACTTTGAAATTTTTCATAATTGATATTTTTTTTGAGATAATAAAAGAAACCGTGCTGTTCCATACGATACGTTACATCGACCTGCTTTTGCAACACTTAACTACGCAAATCCATACAAAGCTTTTGCGGGGCTAGACTAGACATCACAGTACCCCTGCCTCGCTGCGCGTTACATTACTATGCATTACCCCTGCCCCGCTGCGCGTCACATTGCTATGCTTTACCTTTGTTTTGCTGGGCAATACGTTACCGTGCGTTGCCATGCCTGTACGGAACTTTACTTAACTCTACTTAGCCTTTGCTCCACAAAACATAACTTCACTTTGCCATTCCTGTGCTACACAAGACACAACCTTACTCTACCATGCCTTTCCTTTGCTTGGTTATACTGTACCATGCCATACCTGCGCAATACCCCACAATACCGAACTGTACAATGCTACGCCTTAACAATGCCAAACAGCGCTTTGGCATGCATTGCCGGTGCTGTGCCAAACTACTCAACGCTTTACCATCGCCATGCCAAGCTTTGCCGTTCCTTTGCCGCACTAAACGCCGCGATACCATGCCTGTGCATAACCATGCATAACTGTGCTCTGCCTGTGCATTACTGAACAACATACCGCTTTGCCTTACCTTTGCAGAACAATGCTTCGCTATGTATTGCCTGTGCTCCACAATGCATCACAATACTTCACATTGCTTCGCCTTTGCCATACAGCGACATGCGATACTCCGCCTTTCCTTTGCAAAACACAGCGTCACAACGCATAGCCTATGCTTCACGAAACAGCACGTCACAAAACTATGCCTTTGCGTCACTAAACTACACAGTGCCTGTGCTTTACTAAACATCACTTTGCTTTTGCATAACAGCACATCACTACGCCTGTGCTTCACCTTACTTCACTCTACATTGCCTGTGCCGCGCAATACATAGCGAAACCAGACCATGCCTGTGCATAACGTTACCAAACTCTGCTGTGCCTGTGCATTACCTTACCTCACTTCGCTTTACCATGCCAGCGCACCACGGTACAGCACTATGCCTGTGCATCACGCTACCAAACAATACATTGTCATGCATGTGCATCACATTACTTCACTTCCCACCGCCTGTGCCTTACTAAACTCCACTCTACAGTGCCTGTGCATCACTTGACTTCGCTCTACCTCGCTTTGCCTGTGCATTACATCACCACACAGTGCTTTGCCGGTGCTTCACGTTACAACACTATACACTACATATCCTAACCATTTCTTTGCCAAACAGTGCATCACCATACAATGCCGGTGCCATACATTGCTATACCATGCATCGCCTGTGCTTTGCTTCACTCCACCTCGCTTTGCCTGTGCTTGGCTTAACCACGCTCTGTCTGTGCATTGCATCACGGCACACAACGGGACAGCACTACGCCTGTGCATCACTAAACTATACTGTGCCTGTGCTTGGCTTAACTAATCTGTGCCTGTGCATCACTTCGCCGCACATAGTTCTGCTGGTGCTTTGTATTACTATACTATGCATCGCCTGTGCATGACAGTACATCACATTGCTTTGCCTCTGTATTGATTCTCTGTTTTTGATACCCTCCCGAATTGATTTTTTGGTTCTCAGAGGCTACAAAAAGACTACAATTGGCCCTGATGATAGTATATTTAAGGATAAAATTACTCATGATGGAAAGCAGGTTTTTAAAAAAAGTGCCCAAATTCGTTAAAAAAACGGAGGGGAGAGGATTTGAACCTCCGGTAGAGTTGCCCCTACGCAGGTTTAGCAACTCTACGGCGGAGTAGGTTTCACCCAATAAAACCAATGGTTCTATGCCGTCTTTCGCAGCGAAAAGGCTACCTGAGGGCTACATAATACGTCATTTATGATATCAATCTGACGCCGGTTGTCGTAAACATGCTGCGTTTTCGGACTCGTTTGAATGCCCATTTTCTTTAACATCTCATAGGTGAATCCCTGCCGCAACAGATACGTCTCCGCGCAATGCTTTAAATCGTGCCAGTTGAAATCATAAATCCCCACCTGTTTTAAAACTGTATCGAAATGCCATCGGGGATCGCTGATTTTTTTCCAGACGACCTTTCCGTTTTTCCGTTCCAACATGGGAAAGAGCCACGGACAATCCTTCGGCAACGAATGGGCGTACCGGACAAAATCCATGTCGATATTCGGCAGGATCGTTACCCGGATTTTATCTTTCGTTTTCTTCGCCTGAAAACGAACGACCCATCGTGATACTTCCATCTGAAGATTTTTTCGCTGTAAATTGAAAAGATCCCCCTTGCGGATGGGATTAATAAGGGAGAATTTTACCGCTTCGAGAATGTGGGATTTATGTAAGGTCAAATAATTGATCAGGGCGTTTTTTTCGCCGTCGGAGAGAATCCGATTGCGCTCGTTGCCTTTCCTGATCCTCCATTTTCTGACCGTGGTTCGACCGCACCGCCCGGTTTCATAAGCGAAATTGCAGATTGACCGGACGACGATTTTATAATTATTGACGGTATTGACCGCAAGGCCGCTCCCTTCGAGATTTCCGACATACCGGCTGTAACCGGCGGCGAAAATCTGCTTGTCGGGAAACAGACGACCCAATTCCTTAATCGATCGGTCGTAACACGCCTGATTAAATCCCCCGCGTCCGCGCTCGTTCAAATAAAGTTCCGCGCATTTGGAAAATCGTAACGATGTCAAAGAACAATCTCCCGTCAATGAACGGGCTTCGATCTGATTTTTTAAATGCTGATCGAAATTATCCGTCTTGCGGCGGAAGTGACGCGCCTTTCCCGCGCCGTTTCGGTATGCCCGGTCAACGTAATACCACCGAACCCCATTTGCATCATTCTTATACCAGACTCGCATATCTCCTCCCTTTTCAGGGAGGGTATCTGAGTATAATATAGTATCAGGTAGGGGAAAAGAGGGTATATTTTCTACGCTTTTACGCATACCGCATTATAGATGATTTTATTGGCGTATTCCGGACAGAATTCAGGCGTTTTCGACATATCGTATCGATTGCCCTGTTCGTATTTCACGCAAGTGTTTTTGAGGGGACACTCTTCACAGGTCGGAATATCTTTTTTCCACCGGTCGGCGTATTCCCGGCAGCCGCCGAGCATACATCGCGGACTCCACTTATGCGGGACGGCGGAGGGACACCCTTCACACTCTTTTACGGCTTTGCCGCAAATATAGAGGCTCATTTTTTTCTTCCTCTCTCCGGCAATAAAAACTCTCCGCCGGTCAGTCGTTTTTCAATATCGGCACGCCTGAACCGATAAATTCCCCCGATTTTTACCATACCGGGCAGACGTCGTAACGCCATGTATTTTTCGATGAACTTTTTACTGACGTTCAACCTCTCGCTCAGCTCGTCGGGAGTCATCAGCGAATCTTTCGTCATACGCGCTCCTTGCCTTTGCATCACTGAACATTACTTTGCATTGCCATGCCTGTGCTTGACTACGCCTTACTTCGCCTGTGCTATACTAAACTTCACATCGCATCGCCTGTGCTACACCAAACAACACTGCGCACTGCCTGTGCCTAACTCAACAATGCCAAACCGTGCCTGTGCTTAACAAAACAACACCATGCTAATCCTGTGCTTCACATAACTGAACAGCACTATGCATTGCCTGTGCCGCGCAATACACCACCTCGCTTTGCCTGTGCTGGGCCAAACATTACCCTGCCTTGCCTGTGCATAACGAAACTCCACCGCGCATTACCTGTGCATTACCTTACCAAACCTTACATCACCATGCCTGTGCAAAACTTGACATTGCTTCACGATGCCTGTGCTTAACAAAACATGTCATAACAATGCATTGCCTATGCTTAACCAAACCGTGCTGTACCTGTGCTTGACAATACATCACCCCACGGTGCCTATGCATTACCTTACCAAACACCGTTAAAACGGCAGATCGGAATCCGCTGGGGGAGCGTTGTTCTGGTCCGCCAGATGTTTCGCTTCACGGCACACGTAATCATCGATTTTGTTCTTGTCGGGATAGATGCCGTTTTTATCCACTTCGATACCGATTTTTGCTTTACCGACACGACCTTCGAAATCGAAGGCTCTGAGGCTTCCCGTTTCGTATTTCGCCAGCAGCCCGAAAGCATCGCATGCATGGCGGAGTTTCGCGGGCATCTCATCAAGCAGATAGTCATAGATTCTGTTGACGACGCGATCCCCCAACCAGACGGCAATAGTAAGCCGGATCATCTCCTTGTCGTTTTTACTTACCTGATCGATCGCTTCGATCACTTCGACGTCGTAAACGCCTTTATCGATGATTTTTCTCGGTAGATCTTTTTCCGAATAGGTTTTGAACCTCATTTCTTTTTTCCGCCTTTCAATTTGCCGTTTAACCATTCTATTGTTTTCGCCGCCTGATCGGCGGTAAGTTCGTTCCAGTTGTCCGCTCCCGCCTTGGTCAATACTTTCGTCGTTTCCTCAGGGGTGATTTTAAGGAGCGCCACCATCCGTTCGATTTCCTCGACATCTTCATCCGACGCGATCGTGATAGGGTTTACATTCGATTCAATATTCTCCCTGCCGTACCGTTTCGAAAACTCCTCGTAATCGAGGGAAAAGGTTTCCTGATCGGGAAAACCCGCGAGGCGCGTTTTATAAACGATCGCCGTCGGCGGATAGACGGTGCCGCGTTTGATCACCCGCAATCCCAGATCAAGCTCGTAAACGAGTTTGTCCCATACGTCGGGACACTTTCCTGTCTCTTCCCGCTGCCCGGTTCGGGGATTGGTACCCCATTCCGACGTCTCATGCGCGATGAACCAGATGTTCATATCAAGTTTCATACACCAATTGACAAGTCGGCGCATTTGCGCGATCGCCGGTTTTTTCGACGCGCCAAAGACATCACGTTCGGCGAGACGCTCCGCCTCGTTGGCGATGCATGTCTGGTAGACTTTCGTGATTGAATCGATCACCAGCGTACCGTAATTATGTTTTTCGGTGGCAAGCGACTGCATCTCGGTAACGATCGCCGAAAGGTCAAGCGCCCCTTCTTCCGGTCCCATGTACGCGCCTCCCGCCGCTTTGAGGCGTTTCTGGTATTCCACTCCATCCGCTCCCCCTTCGGTATCGATATAATACGGCCTTGGGAACGTGAGAGAAAACCATGTTTTTCCCACTCCACTCGCTCCGAAAAGAAGCCCTTTCGCCTTACCCTGTTTTACTTCTTCAGGATCTTTCGCTTTCAATTTGCTCATCAAAAACCTCCATTGATTGACAATTAGCGGTGCAGCGGTTATGTTCCCGGTCCCACGGCGCACCGCATTCGGGACATGTTTCTTTCACGATGTCATTGCCGTTGCGTCGACGGCGGTCGCGCGACGGAACGGGCGTCATATCCTGCTGGCCCAATGCTCTTCCACCGGTTTTCTGCGGTGTTCGCCCCATTGCTCCATTATCCGTGCGATCGCCGCGTCATAATCAAACGGTTCTTCCGATTTTTCTGAGGACTCCGGCAACGACGTCTTCCGTTGCGGCAATTTGTTCTCGTTTCTCATCATCGGTCATGCTCACTTGTTTCACCGGTTCCTTTTCCGGTGCCGGTTGCATCCTTCCCCGTATTTTGTCGATCACCCAATTGCGGATAACCTTGTTGTGATCCTGATACTGTTTGCGTTTCTTCGGGTTATTGGTCAGATATTCATCGAGATATTTTATACATGCTTTAACAAACCGTTCGCCAAGTTCTTTCTTCAACCGCTCATACTCTTCATCGGTCAGATAGACGGTATCGAGATATTGAACGGTAATCCGGGCTTTCCTTTTTTTTCGCGGTACGGGTTTCTGTTTCTCTTCCTCTTTTTCCTTTATAGGGACCGGCGGTTTCGCCGTTTTTTTCAATCGTTTGGTCGCGGCGGCGCGTCTTTTCGCTTTGTCGGCAAGCGTTGCCTGTGCCTTCGGGGAGACATATACCCCTTTTTCCGTTTCACGACAGATTCCGTTTTTTATCGCATCCTTGAGAATCGCCTCGTGTTCCTCAGGTGTTACGCCGCATTTTTTCCGGAACAGTTCGGCAAATGGTCCCCGCAGATCAACCGTTCCCGTCATTGTTTTATACGCGCTTTGCCAGAATCGTATTAACCATGTCAATCCATGTTCATGCATTGCAATCATTGATTCAACCGTATCATTGAATGTCACTTCAAGCGGAAAAACGTCAAGTCCTTCCTTTTTCGGACGCGCCATACACTATGCAGTTTATCCAATCAGACTTTCCATGTATCTTTTTCCGTTATGTCTCAATAACAGCTGACTTTCTTTATAATGAATGCATCTGCCTTTACCGCATTCATGCGCTTCCGGGAAGAGACTTTGGCCTGAGGCATGATAGTAACTTCTCTCAAGAGACAAACAAAGTGGTAATGGACCTTCATTGTGCAGATAAGCACACGGTTTGCAAGTCTGATTAAGAATGTCTTTCTCTTCCACGCGATGCCGCCTTTCTTGGTTCACATTTTTATTGATTTTTAAATTGAATGAAAGTAGAATTAAAAAAAGGATTATTATATAAACAATTAAACAAAGAACAATCATCAGAAAGAGTTTCATGAGAGTAAGTTTTCCTGAACAGTTAAGCGCATCAGCACGAAGACGGAAAGCACTTGTCTTCTCACTGAGAGGCGGTTGATTATATGCGCGAACCAGTTTATTCCGATTTGCTTTCATCACTTGCCTTCTCTTGTCCTTGCGAAATTCTGATATTCCATCCGCCCTCAGGCGCGGCGAATGTTTGCACGGAAAAGCCAAGCATGATTGCACGATGTCTGATGGCTTCCGTAGTATTTTTTTTGAATTCGTGGAGATATTTGTCCGATTTGCCCGCGACATGGTTGATTTTATCGTCAAAGAGAGGCTTGCGCCCCTTTCGCTTCATTTTTACCGGGACGCCGGTTCTTATCTCCGCCATTCGAAAATCCGACTTTCCATTTTTATTGAAAAAAAAGTTGAAAAAAAAATTGAAAATAAAGTTGACTGACCTATCAATTAAAGAATATATTAGGATACAAAAAGGGTATAAAAGCCTCACGGCTTAGGAATTTCGCGGTTCCGCCCTTTTTCTCCAAGGGTGACGGTCCTGCCAGACCGTCACTCAAATAATTAGATTATATTATTTTAACAATAAATAAGTCAACAAAAAAAGTAAAAAATTATCCATTTTTAATTTTTTGTTTTATTCCCTAAAGGAGGAATCATGGCGGAATTAGTCAGCAGTACCGATAGACTGTTTGAATTGTTAAAAGAAAATCCGGAAGGACTTACTCTTGAAGAATTAAAGGCGCGTTTTGGCCATAGTAGTACATCCAGTACCTACTCGACGATCAAACGCGCACGGGTAAAATTTCCACAATTTGATTTCATTGCCGATAAAAATGGAAGATATATAATGCAGCGAAACGATGCCGATTCCTCTCCGGAACCGGAGTTATCCGCAAGCAATAAGGAAAATAATGGTGACTTAACAAAAAGAATCGCCCGCTCACTGAAAGACGGAATAAGTAAATCAAACATACTAAAAGATCTTTTATTGGAGTCGAATGAAGGAATAAATAAAAATATTCTTGTGTCGGCTTTAAAATTAAAAAGCAATGCTCAGCTTTATACTTTAATACATACGATTCGACAGAAATTGGAAGGTCAGCATGAAATTGTTTTATTCGATGATATATATAAATGTGTTTCTAAAAAAAGAAGATCAGCCGGAACTTTTCAATCGCCTAAAATAACTGATATCCCTTCCGATCCTGCTACTGATAGTGACATCATATTACCACAAAAGTTAGTTGAACAACTGAAATCTCTTTCGCCTCAGGATGCCAAAGAGGTGATTGATTTATTAAAGAAAGCGAAATTCTACAAAGAGTGCGCCGCCGCGCTCATTATCGCTTCCAAAGAAGCAAGCGCTTTGAATTCAACCCTGTTTTTATAATATTCAATTCACTTCTTATTAAGGAGCATCAATGAATCAAGTTCGAATGGCAGTTCGAAAGGCAACGGAAGAAGGCATGGAAAGATTACTTAAGATTTTGAAAGCCGATCCGACCATTTATCGATCGGCGATCGTGCTGGCGAACAAAATGCATTGTAAACCTTCCCGTATCAGACGCCTTATCAAATTAATGCGGTATAACGGCATTGGTATCATGTCGGTATACGGAGGATATATTCTGTCCTCTCATGCGAAACAAAAAGACGATGTACATTTTCTCCGAATGTGTTACGGACACTATGTTTCCGATTACATGGCTTATAAAGCGGCGGAAAAAGATATTTTCAAAAGATGGAAAACGGTGGAAGATCAGCGGAATTTGAAATTGTTGGTCTCGCCAATATCGGTTAATTTATATGGATCGAGACAATACCAATTGCTATCGGATATTTCACAAAAGTTATTGGCATGATGAAAAAAATAGGCGCACTGAGTACCACCGTGTAAGGTGTTGATCCAAATGGGGAGAGTGGCTTTTGCATACGTCCAAATGGTTAGCCGACAAGCGGGTGAAAGGTGCGCCGAATAATGAATTTATGTAACAAAGATTGTGGTAATTGTCCGATAATTAATCACGAAAACAATAGAATGATCACGTTTATACTTAATAGTCTTATAGAAACCCTTGGAGAAGATAAAGTGTATCCTATTGTTGAAGCGGCTTGTCCTAATTTAACATGCTGTTTCGATTGTAAAATCGATGATTTTTGTCATGTAAAAGGATGTGAAATAGTAACGGCGGTTAAAAATAAATATGGAAAAGCAACGCCATAATGCTTTTCCAAATCAAAGCTTCTTATTTCTGTGCTGGCGGTGAAATAATAGATGATTGTGTTATTGATAACGCACCGATTATTCAGTATATGAAAGGATGGTCTTATAAACAAGTATATGAATATTGTCAACGTAAAAAATGGGAATTTAAAATGACACCAGATATTAAAAAAGCCGAATATATTGAGGATTATAAAATTCGATTTTTATTTGATAATGGTAAATCAGGAATTGTCGATTTTACAAAATATATTAAACGTGGCGGAATCTTTAAAGAGTTGGAGAATATCGAATTTTTTAAAAACTTTTCGATTGATTCTGAGGTATTCGTAATAAAATGGTGGGATAAAATTGATATCGCACCGGAAGAAATATATTCCGAAGCAACAGGTGAACTTTTACCTTCATGGATGGAATAAAAATATAATAAAGTCGATATATATCCGGAATCTACAAATTCCAGACATAAATGATATTTTTCCGGGGATTCGTCGCACGACTGTATAACCAAGAAAATTGATACTCTTTATGTTTGACTTTCAGGATTTTCTTATTTCCATGAACGTTTTCATTCCCGACGACTATATATTGTTTGACATTTTTTAATATAAATTCTTCATCGATACCGTATATATTGCCGCCGCGATCAGGTTCCGTTTCTTTATACTTATGGGTGACCCAGCAACCAATTACCGTTTCGGGCTTGTATTTTTTTATCGCATTAACCGCATCAAGGGCGATAATGTCCTCAGGATATTTAGTTAGGGGTTGACCGGTACTAATATAATATGCCTTGACATCGGAACGTTCCTGACATTTTGAATCCGTCGCGGGAATTTTCAGATAACGTGCCAATGCTCCATGTCCCGCCCCGATTTCAATAGTGGAAGCGATATTTATTCTCTCTAATAACCATTCCGCCAGTTCAATGGTCGGAAAACAGTAAATGCCGTTAAAATGTCCATACAGCATTAAATCTTCCGGCGGCAATGCCGCGTAAATATACGCCGGAAGAACCTTTAATAAATTGTTCTCCAATAAAATATCATCTAGGTATGAAATGTCTTTAGGAGGGAGAATTATCATAGTGTTCATTTCTGCAAAAAAGGGGGCGAAGCAGCAAGCGGAAAGGAACTGCTGTTTGTCAATATTTCACCGTCGTGAAAAATCTATCGCCCTTAATAAAATTCCTTTGTTGTATTATCAATTAAATTGCTATTAACTATTCACAACATACCCTCATGAGTAAAATCGGGCAGTCCATCATCGGGACAATGAAATAAATGCAAACATTGAGGATGAATATTTACATAATTTTTTTCATTGGGTAAGATCTGTATTGCCTTTTTGAATCTACCGATGAAAATATTTTTTACCTCTTTTAGATCATTCCATGAAGGAAGTTTACCTTTTTTATTAAATGCACACGATACATGCTGCCACCATTTTCCATCATGGTTTTCTTCCGTAACGATAACCGACATACCATCACGACGGCGGCGATAAACTCTTTGCATTAAATTCTGTATTCCCCAATCTTCATAAGTGGAAGGAAGAATGGAGATTTTATCCGACAATCTCCAATCGGAAATCATGTATTATCCGTCATTACAGTATTGGAGAGAATTACAATCGGGGTGAGTTTTTTGGCACGTTCTGTTTTTGTTTGAACGTAATAAATTTTCAGATCGCGATTCAATTTCAATTCATCGCCGAAAATAAGAATCTTTTCGCCATTTCTTAATTGATTTAAATTTTCTTCACTTAATCCGATATATAAAGTTGGATGATAACCTGATGAAAGTGAATGTTTTTTTTCAGGCATAAAACGGTTTACAATTCTTTGTGAATTACGGTATCGGGATCGATATAAGGTGAAAGAATCATGGCAATTGATTGTTCCGTTTTGCCGTACATGATGAAAATATCATGATTTAGTTTTACCGGCGCACCTTCGATAAGGATCGGTTGACCGTCCTTTAATCGACGAATATTTTCTTCACTTAATCCTAATCCCAAAACAGGACCATTTTTTCCTTGAAAGGTGAATTTAACCATATCGGAGTTTTTCCCGTTTCAACATCTTTCTTAAGTTTTCCGGCCCGATCTTTAACAAGAAGTTTTTAAGGGATAATGGAATTCTTATCGTATAGCTGACAGTGGGATCATTCGGATCACCACTCACGGTCGGTTTACATCCTCTTTGTTCAGGGGGAATGATACGTCCACGTCCGGGACGGTTTTTATTCATAATAAACCTCGTTTAATCATTGCTTTTTAAAAATATATAATTATTATTGAATATTTTCAAGATTAATTGTTCAATAATTTTATTAATTTAAAAAACGCTTTTTCCTTTTTTACCGCACCATCATAAAAGATGGAGGATTGGATTTGTATTTGGTGATCGTTTAAATTGGCCATCCGTTTTGTTTTTCGGGTGGTCCGATACTGATCTATCCAAATGAGATAGGTCACCAACAAGGTATAAGCATTTTTCTCACTGCTTTCATCGAACCATTTTTTTATTAGTTCGATCTGATTTTTCTTTTTGGAAGAATCATAACAGTTTTTTCCAAAAATTTTTTTCATTACGATATCAAACATTTCATCATCGATGCTTTTTTGAAATAGAGCATTGAGTTTGCGGTGTATCGATTCTATCTGTTTAATAATCGATATACCAGTACCGTTAATGGAAATGGTAAGCGGCAATATAGCACCTGAGAGAGATACCAGCATCAGTTTCGCATTGTTTTTCAGATGCCGCATATGTCTCATTGAACCGTCATGCGTCGTTTGAAACAGGAGATAACAATGTAACAGTTCATGGGGAGGGGGAGCCAGTTTAATGGTGTAGGGAAGGCGAATAATAACGAAAATACATTTACCTTCGAACAATGATCCGGCGGTATCATATTCGGCACCGGGGATCTTTTTTAAAAACTCATCAACGAAATTGAATGCCGATGAATTTTGCAATACGTCGGTTTTCTCTTCTACCGTTTCAAGAAAATCATCCGTATCATCCCGGAAGACTCCCCAAGCCGTAGTAGGAACTTTTTTATTGTTTTGAAACGAGCAAAGCTGACGCTTGGATACGCTCCACATCAAATTTGTTTTTTTTACCGCAGCCGACCACGACGAGACACCTTTTATTGAGATGCCGATTTTGTTCCAAGGCGTAACCATTGTTTTTTTCATACTATCTCCGATCAATTAATTGTTTCCATAAATATACCTAATAAACCATACGATTGCAATATATTTATTATGTATAACAATCGTCTTATTATAAAACCAATAAAAAAGCCCGTATAAACGGGCTTTAATGGAAGATTAAATGGAATTAATCGGGAACAATGGCGGTAATTATGTACTCATCACCGGGATCGCATTCCGCATCATCAAAGATCCGGATATACCAGTTACCATAATACCATAACGGGGAATGCCACATATAACCGCTTCCTTTGCGGACATAGCAGTTAATAAGTATGGTATCAGGTAACATAACAAAAAAATCTTCATGCCCGAGTAATATGATTTCCCAATAATCCTTTCCCTCGACTTTATCGGAGGAGTAAAGAATACCGCTCTTTACAATCGGACGTATCTCTCCCGGTTCTCCTTGTTCTCCTTGCAATCCTTGTGGTCCTTGCGGACCTGCCGGACCCGTTGGCCCTCGAAGGCTGTTGCAGGAGAATAGACATAATAAAATTAAGATAACTGAAATTTTCATGTCTTTACTCCTTCCTTTTCGACTTCACAATGAGTAATAATGAACCTTCGATCTGAAAGGATTCGAAAACGCATGCATATAAAGCATTCCCGACAAGGTGCGCCGTTGTTCTTTTCACAGAAGCATCTCTTCCATTCATATGCGTCTTCATTACCAAAACGTGCCGTTCGAATATAATCAGCGACGACATGATTAACCACATAGAAGTCGGGCTTTGTATATTCATCCTCTTCGGCAATATAAGGGCTGATATCCAATTCATTTTTTATCTGAAGAGCTTTAGATACATCCTCAAACAACAAAGCGTGAGGAACGGCGAGTTCTTTCATCGATCGGTAAAACTGCGGCATTTCCAGACATTTGATGTCCGGTTGTTTCGCATGTCGTAGAACGGCGATTGCGTATCTCATGATGGGACTCCTTTTGTTAAAGTTAAAATAGTGGTTTCGTCTCAAAAAACGAGACGAAACCTTTTTCTGCTTTTCATAGCAATACAACTCCATACTGCACCTCGCATTGCCTGTGCATAACATTACCACGTTTTACTATGCTTTGCCTAAGCCGTACGCAGCGGTACTTTACTTTGCCTGTGCGGAACTGTACTATGCTTTGCCCCGCTTTGCCTAAGCTATACATTACTATGCCTTACTATGCCTTGCCTGAGCTATACATCACAGTGCTAATTTATGCCTGTGCTTCGCTATTCTTCACTACGCCTAGCCTTTACATCGCGCTACCGCACGTTACAATGCCTATGCCAAACGGTACTGTTCCAGACTATGCCTATGCTATACAATACTTCACTAAACAATGCCTATGCCAAACGGAGCGTAACTATACTCCTCTGTGCTATTGCCATGCAATACTATACACTGCATTACCTATGCCATACTTCCCCGTGCTTCACATTGCTTTTGCTTTGCCATGCATGACAAAGCTATACCCCGTTTTGCTTTTGCCTAGCCGCGTTCCACTTTGCCTAACCTGTGCAGTGTTTCACACCACCTTTCTACGCACCGCCATTGCTGTACTACACAGTGCTCTGCTTCACCTTGCCTTTACTGTACATTGCTAAACTTCACTGTACTTCACCATGCCTTTTCAGTGCCAAACAATTCGATACTGAACTATGCCTGTGCTTTACTGAACTCTACAAAACTTCACATTGCCTTTGCTTAGCATCACCTATCTTCACAATGCTTCGCCTTTGCTTTGCTTGGAAACACGGGGCCAAACTAAACCGTGCCTTTGCAGTGACAAGCGCTGCATTGCTTTTCAATGCATTAGCGAAAATAATTATAAATTTTCCCTGCCTTTTTCCTTATCCTCATCCGCCTGATACAATGAAGGCAGTGAATCGGGACAGGGAAAATTTACTTTGCTCAAGGCATGCCATTGCAGGGCTCGACAGCACATAACAAAAGTATGCAATGCTATGCCTTTGCCATACACTACATGGCCTAACTACGCTTTGCTTTTGCACGGCGCAACATGGCCCAACTGCACTATGCCTTTACAACACAATACATTGCTATACTTGGCATTACCTTTGCTTTGCATTGCTTAACATTACCCAGCTATAGCGTGCCATTGCATCACATCACTATACTAAGCTGCGCTTTTGCTTTGCAATGCGTAACAAGGCCCAACTACGCCATGGCAATATTTTTTCCATCCTTTCTATTGTTTTTGAGTTAAAAAAATATTTTAACGTTTGCTTTCCTTCATAGAGAATTCTTTAATAATAACCTTTCGGCAATATTCCGGCAATGAATTCTTTCTCTCAATTGATTGTATTTATTTTTATATTAATTCATAACCAAAATGGTAATCATTTTTATATTCTCCGTGTTGTTTATAAAAACGCAAACAAGCGGATTTACTGCCAGTAAATACTACATTTTCAATATCATCACCATACCATACTTGCCATTTTCTTTTCATGTTCTTACTCCTTTCAATTCAGATCTTGTTATAATAAAAGTGAAACGACTTTTTGACAAATATCCGGTAATTGTTTGAAGGGAATGATTTTTCCATTGTGTTCCCCCAATATCCCCGTATTGTGATTGCAGAAACCAAGGGGATGAAACGGACGTTCATTCATTGCCACACAACTATAAACAGGGTTTCCGTCAATGATTTCATTAACCGTATTGAAATACACTGTATACCGGTCGATTGTTTTCCCCTCATTGTCATATATGGCTTTAATTTCGGTTGACATATTAACCCCTTTCCGGTTAATAAGATGGTTTATTTATCCTATTATATAGACATTTTCAAAAAC